CTAGATCAGACCCCGTTCGCGGAGTTCCTGTACCACTCGCTCGCTCATAGCTCGGATCTCCTCGGCCGGTGTTCCCTTCGCCGTGGCAATCAGAGCCAGTTGGACGGTATCGAGGGCCTGCTTGTCGATGATGTCCCGCGGCATGGGTGACTTCTGGACGTCCGGCGCCTCGGTGATGTCGCCGACAGGGATCGGTTCGCCGCCCTCAAGAATCCGCAAGCAGCTGCCCGGCGCCCACTGCAGCAGGCCGTCGATCTTGACGTAGTTGGTCTCCCGGAGGTGTAGGCCCTTCTCGACGCGTTGCCAGGTGCCCTTGGAGGTGCCTGCCGCTTTGGCGTTGGCGTCGTTCATGGCCAGGCCGAGCTCGGCTCGGCGGCGTCTGGCGATGGTCGCCAGCCTTTCGTAGTCGCGGTTCTCGGCGCTTGGCATGGGGCCATCTTGGCAGGACTGGCGGGGACCAGCCAGGACTAGGGGTCAGTTAGGCCCAATCTCACCCATGAATCCTCCCAGCTCACGGGGTATGTAGGGCTGCCTGTTGCCTACATAAGGGCAACTGATGCTCACTCACGCCTAGACAGGCGGGGCAACTAAGGCTAACTTCTGGGTATGGCACAAACCCCAACCACCTTTGAGGTGGACGGGCTGGCTATCTGCACCAAGCGCATGCAAGCGGGGATGGAAGTCCAGCAGCTCGCAGAGGAAGCAGGCATAACCGCCAGCTACCTCCGAAAGCTCGAACGCGGCGTCCGAACCCGCATGAGACCTGGCCACTACCAGGCGCTCAGAGCCGCCCTGGACGCGAACGAGAACGAACTCCTCCGCACCCCCCAGGACCCCCCAGAAAGGAAGTGACCGTGCCCACCAAGCAGTCCCAGCGGACCCCCACGCAGCCCAGGGACCTCAATGCGCCCTTCTTCGACCTGCGCGAAGTCGCCTGGATCCTCGGCGTCAGCGTCGACACCGTTCGGCGGCGCATCCGCGCCGGCCTCCTCCCGTGCAGTCAGGCCGTAGAGGGCGGGACGATCACCGTTTCCCGCGCTGACCTCGACGCCTACCACGAGGCCACGCGGCTGGTCAGGCTCCCTGCCCGCAACATGCGGCGCCGGCCCGCCCGCGCCGCCGCCTGACCGGCAACGCAAAGAGGCCGCCCCGCGGCTACGAGGCGACCTCCGATCCACCCCATCCAGAGCACGCAACGAAAGGGGCTTCACGTGCCTCGATCATCTCAGACCCCGCCGCCCGGCAGCGCGCATTACCGCCTGCTGGCCCTGCTCGACCGCTACAGCGACCCGCAGGGGAAGTTGGACGCCTTCCTCGCCGAGAAGCTGCGCACGATCGTGGACACGATCGAGGCGGTCAACCCCGACCGCAGCGAGGACTTCTCCGAGGGCGTCGACTGGACGCTCGACCGTCTCCGCTCGCTGATCGACGACCTGTCCGGCGGTGCCCGATGAGCGACTCCGATCTCGACCCGTTCTGGGTCAAGACCCGCGCCGATTTCCTCGCCAAGGGCAGCACCCAAGCCGATCCGTCCGCGTGCGGCACCTGCCGCAGCCTGGCCGAGGCCGGGAAGCCGGTGGAGCACGAGGGCTGCGCCCAGCGCGCCACGCTCCTCCAGGCCCCGGACCACCCGCACTACGAGATCCTCGCCGGGTTCTCCCTGGAGGAGAACGCGAAGCTCCCGGCCCGCTTCCACGTCCCCGTCTTCGACGACTCGGGCAAGCCGAACTCGTGGCTGTGCGCGGTCTGCTGGGAAGAGGGCGTCGTCACCGGCTGGCCGTGCGCCACCGCCACCAAGTACGGCACCCAGGTCTTCACCCCGCAGCACACCGCCGAGACGGTGCAGAAGCGGCAGGCGGCCCGTATCGCCGAGCTGGAGAACGCCTTGGCAGCCGCTGGCCGTTCGCTGTCGTCGTTCATTTTCGACTCGGACGACCCCGGTGCCGACGCGCTGGGCGCCCAGTGGCTCTACCACCAGGCGATGCCGCACGCGGACGACCCGTTCACCCAGCCGCGAGCCTTCCGCTCCAGCGTCTTCACCGAGGCATCGAAGGCCGTCGAGGGCATGGAGAGTCGCCCGTCGGACGGCGAGTACTCCCGGGAGTACCTCAACGGCTACATGCACGGCCTGGAGGACGCGGCCGAAGCCCTGGAGAAGCGCGCTGACCAGGCAGCCGAGGGATCCGAGGTGACGTCATGAGCGCCCGCGACAAGCTGTACGCCTACGCCGGAACGCCGTCGGTCCTGCCCGAGAACATGCTCGACACGACGCTCGACGCCTATCGCGACGAGATCCTCGCCGAGGCCGACCTCCTGCCCAAGGCGGACGTCGTCGCCTGGCTGACGAAGAAGGCCCGCGAGGACACACCCGTCGAGCTGCTCGCCTCGAAGGCTGACCGGGGCGCGATCCGCCCGGACAACCTGCGGATGCTGCCCGCCAAGTTCTTCGAGCCGGGCCACTCCTACACACACCGCAATGGCTCCGACTTCCAGTGCGTCACGGTCACCACCCACCCGCAGACCGGGGAGCGGCTTGCCATGGGCTGGCACATCGACAGCTGGGGCCACACCCCGGCCGTCGTCGGCATCAACCAGTGGCGCCACGAGTACGACGGCGTCGAGCCGCCCAAGGACGGTGCCTGATGGACGCCGACACCTTCAACCGCATGTACCCGGTGCGGACTCCGGTCCGGGTGTTCCCGAACACCCGCCAGGACCCGCCGCGGATCACCCGCACCCGCACCCGCGCCGTCCAGGTGCAGCACGGCCTCGCCGTCGTCCACGTCGACGGCATCCGCTGCGGCCTCGACACCCGCTACATCGACCCCCTGCCCGACCCACCCCGTGGAGGCGTGATGGACCAGCCGACGACCGTCCTCAATCAGACGATCGCCCTCACCAGCAACCCGGACGCCATCGCGCTGGACGAGGTCGACGGCCACCAGTTCCTCGACCTCGGCAACCGCATCCAGATCGCCCTCAGCCTGTCCAGCCAGGACGCCCTCGACAAGCTCGCCACCCTCACCGCCCAGGCCGCCGCTAACCAGCGGGCCCGGCTGCTCCGCGAGGTGGCCTGAGATGACACAGACCCGCGAGCGGCGCATCTACCTGGCCTGGAAGGGCGAGAAGCGGCGCCACGACTACCGCAACGGTGAGACCCACAGCCCCGCCATGAAGGTCGCCCGCCGATTCCGAGTCCCCATCCGCGTCGTGCGTGACGCCATCGAAGCCCAGAGGGAGGTGGCCTGACATGGCGACCGCAATCGAGCCCCGGCCGCTGGCCGACCTGGAGCAGGACGCCATCGCCCGCATCGACGACGAGATGGCCCGCCGAGCCCGCGGCGTGAAGCCGTGGACGACCACCGAGTACGTCGAGCGCATCGAACGCGTCCACGCCCACTACCAGCAGCGCCGCCAGTGGCTCCGCACCCACGACCAGGAGACCGCGGCATGACCACCCTCAACCTGCCGCCGATGCCCGGCGACGCCGACCCCGTCATCATCCCCGGCCTCCGCAAAGCCCTCCACCTCGACGTCGACCCGGACTTCAAGGCGTCCGTCGACGGCGGGTTCTACGAGGACTACGCAGCATTCGACGCGCGCCTCACCACCGCAGTCCAGGAGCCGGCCACCGACACCGAGGCGCTCGCCGCCATCGCCCGCCTCAACCGGCGCATCACCAGCCTCGAACAGCAGCTGGCCGCCGCCAAAGCCGAGAAGAACGCACTGGAGGGGCTGTGAGCCTGAACCTGATTCCGCGCCTGAAGGGCACCGGCAGCCGCCGCGCCGTCGACAAGGTCGCCGAGTTGGAGGCCGTCAACTCCGACCTTCGCCACGACATGGCGAAGGTCATGAACCGGCAGGCCGCCGCCGACGACTTCTTCGCGATCCTCATGAACGACGTCGTCACCACCAACGCCGCCCTCGAACAGGAGCGGCAGCGGCGGGAGCTCGCCGAGACCGAGCTTGCCCAGGCCGAGGCCGCCGTCGAACTCCGTGACCAGACCATCGCTGCCCTCGAACGCCGACTCGCCGTCGTCTCCCTCGCCGAGTCGGCGGCCACCAAGACGCAGGAGATGTCGATCGCCGAGATCCGCCGCCACTGCATCAAGCCGGTACCGCTGCACCAGGCGCCCTTCGCCACCACCGACCCCGGCCGGGTCCCGCCCACCTGGGCCGTCCGAGACAGCGAGGTGGCGTGATGCTGGAGCTCGCCCCCGCAGATCCAGAGGCCACCGCATTCCTCGCAGACGCCCGCGCCGCACTCACCCTGCCCCGCCAGCCGACAGCCCCGACCCGGCTTCTCCTCGGCGATCTGTCGACCATGCCCGACGGACCCGAACCGGTACGGCCGGACGTCATGGAGCCTCGACTGGCGGCCTACGACTTGTACGAAACCGCGCTGAAGCGGCACACGGCCCGGAAGTTCGCCACCCAGGCCACAGCCTGCGAAGCGACCGGTGTCGGCATCCGCCAGTGGCACTCATGCCGGGAAGCAGCCGTGCTGTCACTGCTGGCCGCCGCCGAAGAACACGCACCGGCCGAAGACCGGCCGTGGCATGCAGCACGCCTCAACCTGTACGCCACAGCACACGGACTGAAGGGATGGTACCGCGACCACTCCGGCGGACGGCTATGCATCCACGTCAACCGCATCCGTCGCCGGGCTGACCGAGACCAGGGCCAGCACTACGTCCTAGACACCGGCCCCTTGCGCACCCAGCATCGCTACTGGGTCGTCGACCGAGACAACGGCCGTCCTGTCTATCGCAGCCACAGCGGCCACATCGCCCGCCAGTGGATCGGCGAAGCCGAACCCGCCTAGACCGCCGCCTCGCCGGCCGACAACAGGTTCGGCCGGGCGGCGCACCAAGCAAGAACCCCCGAGCGCACCAATCGCCCGGGGATCCGCAACCAGCATCCCACAGAAGGAAGAACTCCCATGGTCCAGGACACCCTGTTTCCGCTGTCCGCCCTGCAGACCAAGGGCTACGCCCAGCCGGAGCCCCGTAACACCGCTGACGACACCGCCGAGACCGAGTCGGCCGTCGAGACGGCGCAGGCCGCCTGATGAAGATCCGCATCGACCAGAAGACGCTGGCGGGCGCGGCACGTGCCGCGCACCGCCGGCTCCCCAACAACCCGCTGCAACCCGTCCTCGGCGGCCTGCTGCTGGAAACCGACGGCGACTCGGTGACCCTGTCCGGGTTCGACTACGAGACCGCCACCCGCGCCACGTTGGCCGCCGACGTGCTGGAGACCGGGCACGTGCTCGTGTCCGGCCGGCTGCTCGCAGACGTCACCGCCGCGATGCCCGCCGGGCCCGTCGATGTGGTGGTGGATGAGCGGGAGCTGACGGTGTCGGCGCCCGGCACCACCTTCACCCTGCCGACGATGAGCCGCCGCGACTACCCGGCGTTGCCTGAGGCCCCGGCCGCCGCGGGCACCGTGGACGGGGACAAGCTGGCCGCCGCGGTGGTGCACGCCGCATCCGCGGCCATGCCGGAGAAGGAGGCCGTCGGCAACCTCGAAGGCTTCCGGGGAGTGCACGTCGCCGCCGACGGCGATCACCTCACCGTGTCCGCGTCGGACCGGTACCGGATCGTCCGGCACCGCGTCCCGTGGACCCCCGACGGCGACAGCGGCGGCGAACTGCTGGTGCCCGCCGCCCACCTGGCCGCCACTGTCAAGCAGCTGACTGGCGGACCGGTGCGGGTCTCCTTCACCAACGACATCACCGTGGCGGGCTTGGCCAGCGACACGCTGACCGTCGCCAGCCGTACCGTCGCCGCCCCCTTCCCGAACATTGAAGGCTTCTTCCCCGACCCGGGCAAAGCCGTTGGCTGGATGCGCGGCGACGCCGCCGAACTGCTGGAAGCCGTGCAGCGGGCCGCACTCGTCAACGACAAGCCCGAGCAGGCGATCACCCTCACCTTCGGCCGCGACCAGGTCACCGTGGCGGGCGGCGCGGAGGGCTCCAAGGGCGCCTCCCGCATCGACGCCGAAACCGTCGACCTGGACGGGTTCACGGCCGGCTACCGGCCCGGGTTCCTCGGCTCCCTCCTCGCCCCCATCACCGGCGCCGTGCAGATCTGGTTCACCACCCCCAACAAGCCGGTGCTCATCCAGCCCGTCGACAACGACGGCGCCACCACCGACCAGTACCGGGCCGTGTGCATGCCCGTCCGCCTCAAGTAGCCCCACAACCCCATACCGGCCGCGCCGGGCGACCCCCACGCTCCGCGGCATCCCAGGCCGGCGCCCCGGACCTCCCCCTCCCGGGGCGTCGGCCACCACCTCGCACACCCAAGAGAGGGCCACATGAGCACCACAAACCCCAGCATTCCCGCCGAAGTCGCCGCACACGTCCTCAACCACTACGGGCGCGGCGGCTACCCGGCCGGCGACTGGACCGCATCCCTGATCAGCCTCATCGACCGCGCCGACATGATCCACCGGACCAAACTCACCGCCACCTTCCCCGACTACGGCGCCGCCATCACCCTCGCCAAGTACGACGAGGAAGGCATCGCCACCCTCCAGCGGATCCTGCGCGGCGAGGTGGCCGCGTGACCGCCGAGACCGCGGCTCCGGACGGCATCCTGCTGGGCCACCTCACCCCCGGCACACCGGACTGGGACGCCGCCCGCGCCGGACTCGCCATCACCGCCACCGAGATCGCAGCCGTCGTCGGCCTCTCGCCGTGGATGAGCCGCTTCACCCTCTGGCACAAGAAGGCCGGACTGCGCGCCGCCCCCTTCGAGATGACCCCCGCAATCGAGTGGGGCAACCGGCTTGAGGACGCGGTCGCCCAGAAGTGGCAGGACGAGCGCCCCGGGTTCATCGCGGCCCCCGCCGGCACGTGGAGGCACCGGGAGCGGCAGTGGCAGCGGGCCACCCCAGACCGGCTCATCTACCCGCAGCCCGCCGGCGAGTTCGACCTGCCCGGCCAGGCGGCCGGACTGCTGGAGGTCAAGACGTCACCGATGGGCGACGAGTGGGGCCCGGACGGCGCCGAAGACGGGGTGCCGATCTGGTACCGCTGCCAGGTCATGTGGCAGATGGACACCCTTGGCGTCCGCCGCACCGACTTCGCCGTGCTGATCTCCGGCCACGACTACCGCGAGTACACCGTCGAGTACGACGAAGGCGAAGCGAAGACCCTCCGCAACGCCGCCGAACAGTTCCTCAACGAAGTCCGCGACGGCGTTCGCCCGCCGATCGACAGCGCCGACGACACGTACAAGACCATCCGCGTCCAGCCAGACGGCTTCGACGACGTCGACGTCGAAATCGCCGCCGAAGCCGCCGCCCGCTACGAGAACGCGCAGGCCGAAGCCAAGACCGCCGCAGCCGAGCTCACCGCCGCCAAGTCCGTCGTCCTCGACCTGATCGGCACTGGCCGCCGCGCCGTCTGCGACGGACGCCGCATCGCCTACCGCATCCCCAAGCTCGACGGCACCACCAAATCCCTCAACCCCTACAAGCAGAAGGAAGCCGCCTGATGAGCCAGATCAGCAACGCCATCGCCACCCGCGACAACGGGCCCGCCGCCCAGATCGAGGTCTACCGCGACGAGTACGCGGCCCTCGTGCCCTCCCACGTCAACGCCGACCAGTGGATCCGCCTCGCCATCGGCGCCATCCGCGGCAACGCCGACCTCACCCAGGCCGCCCAGAACGACGTGGGCGTCTTCCTCCGCGAACTGAAGACCGCCGCCCGCCTCGGCCTCGAACCCGGCACCGAGCAGTTCTACCTCGTCCCCCGCAAGAAGGGCGGGCGCAAGCTCATCCAGGGCATCGTCGGCTACCAGGGCATCGTCGAACTCATCTACCGCGCCGGCGCCGTCTCCACCGTCATCGTCGAAGCCGTCCGCCAGAACGACACCTTCCGCTACGTGCCCGGCCGTGACGACCGGCCCGTCCACGAGATCGACTGGTTCGGCAACGACCGCGGCCCCCTCGTCGGCGTGTACGCCTACGCCGTCATGAAGGACGGCGCCGTCTCCAAGGTCGTCGTCCTCAACCACCGGCGCGTCATGGAGATCCGCGCCAAGTCCGACTCCAAGAACTCCGAGTACAGCCCGTGGAACACCAACGAAGAAGCCATGTGGCTCAAGTCCGCGGTCCGCCAGCTCGCGAAGTGGGTGCCGACCTCCGCTGAGTACATGCGCGAGCAGCTCCGCGCCCAGGCCGAAGTCGCCGGCGAACTGACCGCACCCCCCACCGCCGGCACCCCGGCAATGCCGCAGCCCACCGCCCTCGACGAAGCCGACCCCGCAGACGACAGCGAGCCCGTCGAGGGCGAACTCGTCGACTAGCCAACCAAACATCCAGGCCCTCACGCCCCATAACCCCAGTGTCGGGGGGGGGGCCCCCCCCCCGCCCGCGCCCCCCCCCCCCCCCCCCCCCCCCACCCCCCCCCCCCCCCCCCCCCCCCCCCCCCGGGGGGGGGGCCCCCCCCCCCCCCCGGCCCCCCCCCCCGACCCCCAGCACACCACACACCGAGGGAGCCGACTATGGCCCGCAAGCTCACACCCGCTGAACGACTCGCCTCCGCCGAGAAGGACTTCCTCCTCGAGGAGATCGCCGACCAGTCCTCCTGGGACCAGTTCCTCGTCGAGCAGGCAGTCTTCCACTTCGGCCAGCGCCACGACGACTTCAGTTGCAACGACCTCCGGGACGTGCTGCCCGAGCTGGGCCACGGCTTCCTCGGCGCCGCCATCAACTCGCTGCGCACCGGCGGGATCATCCAGCACACCGGCCGCACCGTGCCCTCCACCCAGACCAACACCCACGGCCACCGGATCGGCGTCTGGACCCTCACCCACCAGGGCCGCCGGATAGCCGCCCAACGCCGCGCCGCACAGGCCAGGAAGGCGGCAGCGTGATGCAGACCTTCTACCTCGCCTGCGGCATCACCGGCCTCGTCCTCAGCATCATCGCCGTCACCGCCGCCGTCATGGCCCGCCGCGACCGGAGGCAGCCGTGACCGCCGGCCAGCTCGACACCGTCATCAACGCCTACACGTGGCTCGACACCCAGCTCGCCACCTACGGGCCCGGCCTGATCCTCGCCGTCGGCGTCCGCCTCGTATGGCGCGGCACCTGGCGCACCCTCGACCGCATCGCCGCAGCCCGCGAAACCGTCACCCGCAGCCAGGCACACGCCGCCCCCGACACCCAGCCCGGCACCGACCAGGACGCACTCCACACCTGCACCGCCATCTGGAACACCAGCACCCGGAAGGAGAAGTGATGGGCCGCCCCGCCATCCCCGCCGAAGCCTTCGACCACGGAGACCCCCGCCGCTACCGCCGCGGATGCAGGTGCCGCCAGTGCACCGACGGCGTCACCGCAGAAGTCCGCCGCGGACGCTACCTCCGCGCCACCGGACGCGGACTCCTCACCACCACCCACCGGGCCGCCCGACACGTCACCCGCCTCCGCGACGCCGGCATGCCCGACCGCCAGATCATGGCCGACGCACTCATCAGCGAAAACGTGCTCTACCGCATCGTCCGCAACGAAGGCAGCATCCACCGCTCCACCGAAACCCGCGTCCTCGCCCTCAAAGCCACCGACACCGACCTCCCCGGATCCGGCAGCCAAACCTCCGGCCTCGGCACCGTGCGCCGACTGCGCGCCCTGGCCGCCGACGGCTGGACCGCAACCGAACTCGCCCACCGCTGCGGCCGGCACAAACAGTTCATCGTCTACCTGCAAAACCAGGCAGAGACCGTGACCGTCCGCCGCTGGGTCGCCGGCTACGTCACCAAGCTGTACACCGAACTCGACGGCCTCAAGCCCGAAGACCACGGCATCGCACCCCACATCGCCGAACGCACCCGCAGCCGGGCCGCCTCCAAAGGCTGGGTGGGCACCGTCTACTGGGACGACGAAGCGTTCGACGACCCGGACTTCACCCCGGCAGTCGGCGAAGTCGGCACCAAGCGTGCCGCCGTCGCCGAAAACGCCAACTGGGTGATGCGCACCAGCGGCCTCGACCGGGCCAGCGCCGCCGCCCGCCTCGGCGTGTCCAAGGCGTACATCGACCACGCCTTCCGCGACCACCCCCAGTACGCGGTGGAGGTGGCCGCATGATCGCCACCCGCATTGGGGCCGACCGCAGCCCCTACCTGCACGCCTCCACCACCCACACCTACGACGAGAACGGCGACATCGACCTTATTGCCGTCGAGTACGCCCTCAACGGGCAGCCCGTCACCCTCACCCCAGCCGAACAGCTGTACACGGCGCGGCTCCTCCACGACCGCGGCTACGGGCCGTCCGCCATCGGCCGGCGAATCCGCGCCGACCACTCCACCGTCACCGCCTGGCGCGACAACGGATGGAAGCCCGTCGCCCTGCACCCGAAGAGCCGGAAGAAGGCAGGCCGATGACCTGCCTCACCGGGAAGATCCCGCACCCCACCAAGGCCGCGGCCCGCAAGGCACTTGCTGCCGCCCAACGACGGCGCACCCGTGAGCAGCGACGCGAGGAGCGCATCTACCGGTGCCCCACCTGCAACCAGTGGCACCTCACCAGCCGCACACGACAAAGGCCCCGCGGAAGCGGGGCCCGGAGGACGACCGAGAGGAGAGGCCAGTGCTAGTCGTCGGACGCGTTCATCTTGTTCAGCCGGCGCTGGATGGCCTGCTTCTTCCGCCATGCCTGGACGCGGGCGTGCGCGTGTCGCCGCAGGTCATCGGCCCGCGACGTGCCTTCCTCTGCGCACAGCTCCCCGTATGCAGCCCACGTCTCGTCGTCGATGCGAACTACGCGGCCGGGGGTCCCCTTCGTCGTCATGAGCACAGCGTAGCTGACCGTGCAATGACTAGGCACCTCCCCGCGTACAAAGCTGTTACAGGTTGGCTCTCTAATGACCTACTGGTGACCGGTCACCCTGCTGTACGGTTCAAGGGTGCCAAGGCGGCACCGAAGCGCTCAAACAAGCCGCCCTAAGGGCTTGGTTCCGTGCGCCCAAAAGCCCCCTACCAGCACTCTCCGAAAGAAGAACCCATGGCCGTCTCCAAGCGACTCCGCTACGAGATCCTCCGCAGGGACAACCACACCTGCCGCTACTGCGGCGCGTCCGCCCCGGACGTCCCGCTGCGCGTCGATCACGTCACCCCCGTCGCGCTCGGCGGCACCGACACACCCGACAACCTGGTGACCGCCTGCGAGCCCTGCAACAGCGGCAAGAGCAGCGCCACCGTCGACTCCGCAGTCGTCGCCAACGTCAGCGACGACGCCCTCCGGTGGGCCGACGCCATGAAGCAGGCCGCGGACCACCTCCTCGAGCAGGAGACGCCCAAGCTGGAGTACCGCGACGCCTTCCTGACCGAATGGAACCGGTGGGGCGCAGGCAAGGGCGAAGCCCGGAAGCCCGTGGAACTGCCCGGGGATTGGAAGTCCAGCCTCGAGCGCTTCCGGATCGCAGGGCTTCCCGCCTGGACCTGGGCGGACATCGTCGACGCCTCGATGGGCAACGAGAAGGTTCTCCGAGTCAACAAGTTCAAGTACTGCTGCGGCATCGCCTGGAACAGGGTCACAGAGCTTCAGGAGGAAGCCGGCCGCCTCGTCGGCGCCAAGCCTGTACCGGCCAACCTCGATGTCCGGGCGGCGGTGATCGAAGCGGCCTACACGATCTGGTACTGCGGTCTCGTCGACAACGAGGAACGACCAACCGCCGACCAGGCCGCCGAGTTCCGCAACAGCCTGACCAGGCTGTCGGGCCGGGAACTCGAAGCACCCGAACGAGTCCTCGGGGCGGCACAGCACGCCACCTACTTCGGTATCCACGACATCGCCACCGCTCTCCGTGAGATGGATCGAGACAGCGTGTGGCGCGCCTGGATTGCCGCTTGGCCCACCACCTTTGTGCCGAGCGAAGACCCCAACAACCGCTGGGGCACCTATGTCGGCGATCCGACTGAGAAGCAGCGAGACTGGGTCCGCAAGCAGATCGACACGCACCTTGAGGCAGGGGTGTACGTCGGACGCCTGATTCGGGCAGCAAGCCACGCCGGGAACGGGAAGTCCGCGCGCCTCTACCTGGGGCTTTCCGACGAAGAACTCGCCAATGCGGGTGTCAGCGCCTGGCAGTCGCGCGCTTCCGACATCTGGCGTACCGCCTTTATGGCGACCGACATGGTCGATCCGACCGTGGAGGAGCAGGGTGCGTTCTTCACCGGCCTGCAGCGGATCGCAAGCGACGGCGATTTCCTCCTCGCCGACGTGTATGAAGCGGCGGCAGCAGCCGGCAGCTACAAGGACCCCGATCTGTCCACCAACCTGACGCGGCACCTCTCCGTATTCGAGGCTGCGGCGGCACCTCTGGGCGGTGGCAACTGATGGCCCGGATCCGTTCGATCAAGCCGGAGTTCTTCACCTCCCTGACGATCGCTGACCTTCCCCTGTCCGCACGGCTGACGTTCATCGGCCTGTGGACCTACGTCGACGACAACGGGGTGGGGCCGGCTGACCCGCGTCTGATCCGTGCCGCAATCTGGCCCCTCGAAGAGACTCCGGACATCCTCCAGAGGACTCGTGAGGATCTCCAGAGGCTTCACGAGGCACGTCTCGTCAGCCTGTACGAGGCATCCGGACGGACTCTCGTGTTCGTCAACAGCTGGGACGAGCACCAGAAGGTCAGTCACCCCCGGAAGCCGCGCTTCCCGCTCCCCTGGGAAGTCTCGCCGCGCTCTGACCAGGCCCTCTCCGACTCTCCGGAGGATTACCGAAAGGCTCCGGAGGACCGCCAGAGCGCTCTGGAGGATGACGCCCCTGAGCAGGGAGCAGGGAGCAGGGAGCAGGGAAAAGGAATAGAGGCGGATTCGAAGGCTGACGCCTCCGACGCACCCCCTCCTCGCCCTGACGTCGAACGCGTCTGTGAGCACCTGGCCGCTGTCATTGAGAAGGGCGGCGGCAAGAAGCAGCGGATCTCGAAGACGTGGCGCAACGACGTCCGGCTGCTGATCGACGTCGACGGCGTAACACCCGAGCAGGCCATCGCCGCCATCGACTGGGCCCACGCCGACGACTTCTGGAACGCCCACATCCTCAGCCCCGGGAAGCTCCGGGCCAAGTACGAGACCCTCCGCCGCCAGGCCGCCTCACAGCAGCGCAAGCGCGCCCCGCAAGGCCCGCCGACGGCACCCCATGACACCAGCAGCATGACCGCAGAGGAGAAGCAGAGTGTCCTCCAGTTCCGCTGACGAGCTCAGCCCCCGCGAGTCGTTCCTTCTGGAGCGCACCTCGGTGGCGCTGAACCGGTTCGACGACGAGACCCCGGAGATCTACCGCCGACCGATCGACCTGCCCGCCCAGGTGCAGGACTGGATCGCCGGCTGGGGTGGCCGGTCCCTGTTCCTGACGGGCGCGATCGGTGTCGGTAAGACGCACACGGCGTGGAAGACGTGCCGCCGTTGGCTGGAGGCCCAGTACGGGCCGGGCCAGCCGTGGCAGGGCTCGCCAGTGATCAAGACGTTCCGGTCGACGGCGCTGTTCGATGCACTGCGCCCGGACGCCCCGGAGGGGGAGGGGCGGACGCTGTCGAAGCAGCTGCAGAAGGTCGATCTGCTGTTTATCGACGATCTGGCTGCGGCCCGCCCGTCGACGTGGACGCAGGAGCGGCTGTTCGAGATCTTTGACGAGCGGTACATCCGCCGCCGCCCGGTGATCATCACGTGCGATGTGCTGCCGAACCAGCTGTCGGAGGTGACGGGGCCGCGGGTCGCCTCGCGCCTGGCGGAGATGTGCGGCAACAGCATCGTCCTCCTCGAGGGCCGCGACCGCCGTCAGGGGGCCGCCGCGTGAGCACCGACATCGACGTGTGGAGCCCCGACGAGGCCGCCGCCCTGAACCCGGCCGGCAACGTGGAGGCAGAGCGGATCCTCGCCGCCACCGCCATGGCCGACCCGGCGTGCGTCGACGACATGGCCAGCCAGGGCTTCGACCCTGCGGACATCGGCGACGAGCGGTACCGGATGATCTGGTTCGCGGTCGAGGAGCTGGCGTCGACGCTGCCCGCTTCGGCGATCCGCTGGCAGGCGGTGGCCCGGAAGCTGCAGGTGTGGCACGCGGACGGCCGCATGATCACCCGGCCGTTCACGGAGAACGAGCTCGGCGACCTGTACATGGCCGCGAACCCGGGTGCTGCCGCGCACTGGGCTGCCGAGGTTACCCGCGGTGCGATCGCCGCCCGCGGCCGGGCGTTGAGCGCGAACATGCACGTCCGGTTCAGCAACCCGGCGTTCGACCCGGACGTAGAGCTGTCGGCGATCCAGGCGGAGATCGACAACCTGGCGAAGCCCGCGGGGCAGTCGAACATGGTCGACCTGGGTGCGCTGCTCCCGGACGTGATCGAGCGGGCGACGACGAAGCCGTCGCTCGAGGACCGGGTGCCGACCGGGTTCATCGACCTCGACGCCACGCTCTCGGGCGGCTGGGCTCCTGGTCAGCTGGTGGTGGTCGCGGCCCGCCCGGCGATGGGCAAGACGACGCTCGCGGCCGGCTTCGCCCGCGCTGCCGCGATCAAGCACGAGATTCCTACGGCGATCTGGTCGCTCGAGATGAGTGACGAGGAGTTGGCGACGTCGATCCTGTGCGGCGAAATGAAGATCGCCCTGCACCACGTGAAGCAGGGCATCGTCGACGACACCGCCGTCGCGCGTGCCGCGGCGAGGCTCCCCGAGTTGGCATCCGCCCCACTGAAGATCGACGACAACGCATACCTGACGCTGCCCAGCCTGCGGGCTGCGATCCGCAACCTGGTCCGCACGTTCGGCCTGAAGGTCGTCATCGTCGACTACCTGCAGCTGATGCAGGCGCCGCCGGCCGAGTCCCGGCAGGTCGCCGTGTCGATGATCTCCCGCAACCTCAAGGTGATGGCCAAGGAGTTCGGCATCACGATCATCGTGCTGGCGCAACTCAACCGTGGCCCCGAGCAGCGGCAGGACAAGGTGCCGATCGTGTCCGACCTGCGTGAGTCGGGTGCGATCGAGCAGGACGCGGACATCGTCATCCTGCTGCACCGGCCCGACGTGTACGAGCGGGAGAGTCCTCGAGCAGGAGAAGCCGACGTGATCGTCGGCAAGCACCGAGGCGGACCGATGGGGACGATCACCGTCGCCTTCCAGGGCCACTACGCCCGGTTCGTGGACATGGCGGAGGGCTAGAGATGACCACCGAACTGAGCGCTGAAGACATCGCCGCCCTCCGCGAACAGGGCGACCTCAAGGACTACTTGCTGTCCCTCGTCGGCCGCGCCCCCGCCAAGCCCAAGCCCGCCCTCACCGCGGTTCCGGCGGCCGGCTACCGCATCGCCCACACCGGCGGCTGGCCGCTCGGCACCGCTGCCACCGGCCCGACGCCGCCGCCGGATGCCTGCACCTGCGCCCGCTGCGGCGGCAACCCCACCAGCACCGCCACCCACCGTCAGATCGGAGACGCCGCATGACCCGCCGCCGCAAGCCCACCGTCCACGTCCGCCATCGTGGCGCCGGCTGGATGCTGCCCGACTACAGCGACTTCGCGGACTGCACCACCAACCACTTCCGCGCCGAGGACGGCCGGCCCGCCTGCACCGACACCGCCGTGTGGAAGGTCGTCGAGGACCACGGCATGCACCTGACCATCGGCTTCTACTGCGACGCCGACCTGCCCGCCCAGCACCGGAGGGCCGCCGCATGATCGTCCACGGGTTTGCCGGTATCGGCTGGACGGAGGCTCTCGCCGGCCTCGGCCTGTCCGACATCGGCCTTGAGCTGAACACGGCGGCATGTCAGACCCGCCGGGGCGCCGGGCACGCCACCATCCAGTGCGACGTGACCGCCTATCCGACGTGGCCGTTCAAGGGCCGCACCACCGGCAAGATCGACTCCCCGCCGTGCCCCGGCTTCAACAAGTCCGGGAAGAAGCTCGGCCTGCTCGATCTGCCGCTGGTGCATCAGGCGATCGAAGACCTGTCCCGAGGCAAGGACACCCGTGCAGTGATCGGCGCCGCCTGCCGGGACGAGCGGTCGATCCTCACCGCCGAGCCGATGCGCTGGCACTACGACCTGATGCCCGAATGGATCTGCATGGAGCAGGTGCCGTCCGTGCTGCCCGTCTGGGAGCAGTACGTCGGCATCCTCCAACGGTGGGGCTACAGCGCCCAAGCGGGCGTCCTGGACGCTGCGGACTACGGGCTGGGCCAGAACCGCAAGCGGGCCGTCCTCGTCGCCTCCAGGGCCCGTGAGGCGCTCCTGCCCGCCCCGACTCACGGCGCCCTCGGTCAGCCGCCGCACGTGGCCATGGCCGACGTCATCGGCTGGGGCTACACCCGGCGTCCCGCCCCGTCCGTCACCGGCGGCGGCACTTACACCGGGGGAGCGGAGCCCTTCGGCAACGGCACCCGGCAGGCCATGAGACGCCACGTCGGCACCCCGGCCTGGCGCGACCGCGGGCTTCCGCACTTGCGGCCGACTGTCGCCGAATGCGCTGCCCTGCAGGGCTTCCGGTCCGACCTTGAGTTCCACGGCCGGCAGGGCCAGCAGTACCTGGCCGTCGGCAACGCCGTGCCTGTTCCGCTGGCCGACGCCGTCATCCGCGCGGCTGCCGGCGTCGGCCAGCGGAACGCGGACCTCGCCGAGGCGGCCTGATGTCCCGCTGCACAGCGTGTGGCCGCCGTCTGCGTCGCCCGTCGCCGTCGGGTTTGGGCCCGGTGTGTTTCCGCCGCCTCAACCCGTCCCCGGCCCGTCCGGCGCCTGCCCGGGGGGCCGAACCCGCAGTCGTCCAGTGCGACGGGCAGACCGCCCTCGACCTGAAGCCCATGCAGCCCAGCCTCTGGTCGCTGTGACCAGCCAACCCGAAGGAGAACCGATGACCATGCACGAAGCCCTCAACCGGATCGGCTACGAGATGCTCGAACGCCGCGTCCAGGCGGCTGAAGGGTTCACCCGCAACGCCCTGGCGATGACTCCGTTCGCCAACGAGACCGCCGCCGAATTCGCCAGCCGCATCCGGTTCTGGGCTGAGCGGAACCACCCCGAGCTGATCGTCCGGCTGGAGGACCACCAGCGGCAGGAAATCCTGCCGCTCGCCGAGACCTGCGGCTGCGACCCGAACAGCGACGGCTACGACGACGACCACTGCGAGTCGGGTGACGACCTCGAAGACCTGTGCGCCCGGCAGCACCTCGGCTTCGTCTGCTCCTCCTGCGTCAACGAGGACGGCGACGGCCCGACCTGGCGCCCGGACCGCTACGAGTGGCCGTGCCCCACCGTCGCCCGCCTCGATGGCGTCCAGCGGACGGAGACCCACCGTGGCTGACTTCACCGTCGAGAAGATCACCCGCCGGATTCACCGGTGGATCGTCCCGGCCGCCGAACCGTGGGGTGCCGCCGCCGCTGAGATTGGCAAAGCCTGGGCGGTCGCCGAACTGGCGTACCGGGAGGCGCACGGACTCGACCGTGAGCAGCCGCTGCACGACGACGCCCTCCGCTTCCACGTGCGGGACGACGAGGTTGTCATCGAGTTCCAGACCGAAACCCCCACCCCGTGAACGCGGCGACCCGGGCGCGCTCGAACCGCGCCCGGGTCTGTCCCGGACCCTACCCGCCTCGGAGCCCCCGATGACCACCACCCACCCGTGGGCCGGCGATCACGTCGGCCGTGACTTCACCGGCACCCGCCTCGAAACCGGCTGCCCCTGCCCGAAGGCGGCGTGCGGCCTCGTCTTGGCGGACCGGATCCGCCCGGACTGCCCGGCCCATGCCGCCGCCCGATCGATGCGGCAATCCCACCCCACCCGCAACTGCCCCGGAGGAACCACGTGAACGCCACCCGCTCCTGGACCGACATCGCCCCAGCCGACGCCACCAACATCGACCTCAGCGAGGACCTGACGATCACGGCGCCGCTCAACGAGAACGGCGAGCGCTGCCCCTGGCCGTGGGAGCCGCAGCAGCTCGTCGGCGCCCCGATGGGCCAGTACCGGTGCGGCTACTGCGGCGCCATGGTCATGGCCGGGATGCCGCACTTGGACTACAAGCCGGAGGAGCGGACGCTCACTGCTGAGAACTTCGACGAGATCGCCGACTGGGTGGGTGGTGGCCCGTCGCTTGGGGACCGCCGCGTCCTGGTGTTCGGCGACGCCGACGACGAGGGCCAGGCCCGCATTGGCGACGTCATCCACCGCGACGGCTACGGCGAGTTCACCATCCGACCGGCCTCCGCGTAGGGGACCGGTGGTGTCGAAACCCCCGCCGCAGCAGCGGTCCGGCGTGCTGCTGACACGCCGGGCTTGGCCCCGAGTTTTCCTATCCCGTCCTGCCCCGGAGGAACCCAATGACCGACCAGACCACCACCGAGCCGACCGCCGCCATCGAGGTGTGGGCGCGGATGCTGTGTGCTGCTGACGCCCACGTCTACGGCGAGCACCCGACGTGGCAGGAGCTCTCCGATGGCCGCCGCGCTGAGTACCGGGCAGCCGCGCGCTGGCTGTTCCCGCGTCTGACCGTGACGCCGCCCGCCCCGCTGCCGCCCGTCGCCCAGTCTCCGATCCGTGAGCAGCTCCTGAACGCGCTCGACTTCTCGTACTGCCAGGCGCTCGGCTTCTCGCCGGAGGGGCTGCTGGCCGCCTACGAGGCCAGCCGGACACAGACCGTGGACCCGGCCGCGCTCCGCGACCATGCCGCCGAGGCGCTGGCGAAGTCGATGCACCCCGATCTGGCGAGCGAGGTTCCGCCGATGGACCATCCGTTCTGGCAGACCTACCGGAGGCACGCCGACGCCGTCCTCGCCGCTGTGCTGCCCGCTACCACCAACCACGACACCGACACGAGCGTCCCCTTGAGCGAGACCGAGCGGAAGATGCTGGACTACGCCCTCGACCTCGCGGACGAAGAGGTCGCCACGGACGGCAGCGACTTCACGGACGACGAGGAAGACGCCCTCGCCGAGCTGCGCCGCATCGTCACCAAGCCGATCGCTACCGGCACGTTCGAGCTTCGCGGCGACACCGAGATCCGGGCCGCCGCCCTCCGTGAAGCGATTGCGCTCCTCGACCAGCGGGCCAGCAGCATCGACGCGTTCGCCAGCTCCGACTTCGGTGAGGAAGCGCGCGCCGTCCGGGAGCTGACCGACGTGGCGAACGAGCTGCGTCGTGCGGCCGACGAGACGGCAGCAACCGAGACCGAGGCCGCCGTTGACACGGTCGCGAATCGAGCCGCCCAGGTGATCAGCGGCATGGGCGCCGAGATCCGGGAACTGCGCAGCCAGCGCGACCGCTACCGCACGGCGTGGCACAGCGCCCGGGGCCGGACCGCCCGCGCGAAGGACGCCCGGGACTACTGGCACTACGAGCTGCGCAACGCCGACGCCCGGATCCTCGAACTGGAGCGGAAGCTTCGGCCCGCCGCCGAGTGCCCGTGCGCGGTTCTTCGCACCGGCCCCGGCCGCCACCTCCCCGAGTGCCCCAACGGGCCCGTCGCCGGGGCGCGGCAGGACGGGGCGCAGCGATGAGCCGACCCGTCCGCTGGAACTTCGACAAACCGCACCGCTGCCCCAACTGCCACACCATCACCGTCGACCTGGAACGCCCCAAGTCGTGGCGCGTGTACACCTGCTGCCGGTGCGGGATCCGCTTTACGCGCTGGCCCAAGCTGCGTCTCCTGCTGCCCGACGCAGGCGTGGCATGTAGCGAGCACCGTGGAACGCGGCAGGACGGGGCGCAGCCGTAGTCCGGCCCGTGTGACCGCCGTGCAGGGCGCTGGACGCCCGCTGTAGCGCCTGGCGCCCCCTCCGGCGACTCTCGCGTCGCCGGAACCCCTCCCGACGGCTCTCAGGGGCCGTAGAAGCCTTTCGATCACCAGGAGCAGACCGTGATCCGCGAAACCCGATTCCTCATCAGCCGCAAGCCCTACGCCGTCGACCTCACCAGCCTCCGCGGTAGCCGAACCGAAACCCCGCAAGGCAGCAACGACTACTACTTCGGCGGGCGCATCGATGCCGTCTGGTTCCGTCGTCGACGCGGCGTCACCGTCGCCTGCATCGGCGACCTGTGGGATCTCCAGTACCCCGAACCGGCCGACGGCCGCCACTTCCTCGAGCAGCACGAGGACGGCCGGTACGGCGGCGACACCCACGGCCGATGGGATGGCGAGTCCTATTGGGGCAACGTCACCCTCGAGCAGCAGGAGCGCCACCTCGCGATCCTTCGGCCGATGCTGGCCAACTATCCGGCCATACCGCCCGGCTACGACGGCTGGTGGACCTTCCAGGCCCCGCGATGACCGCCGATCCGCTCCCGTTCTGCGACCCGCTGTGGACCGACCCGGAACTCGACGACACCACCCCCGACGATCCCCAGCTCCGCGACCTCCGCGGCCAAGGCCTCACCGCCGTACAGCTCCACACCATCACCGACATACCGCTCGCCACCGACCACCTCACCGAAAGGACCGCACCGTGACCGCAGAGACTCCCATCCCCGCCATCGGTCAGATCTGGGCCGACAACGACAAGCGCGGCTACGGACGCCAAGTCCGCATCACCGCTGTCGACGCAACCCACGCCACCGTCCACGACGGCAAGCGCCAGTCCCGGATCCGTCTCGACCGCTTCCGCCCCACCAGCACCGGCTACCGCTACATCGGCACCGCCTGAACCAGCCCCCACCCGCCGCCGGCCCACCCTCGGGGCGGCGGCCCGAGAAAGGCCAGCACCATGACCGACCACACCATGAGCAAGGGAGGCCAGCTGTGAATACCTGGCCCGCCGCTCTCGCCTGCCTCTCACTCGCCGCCACACTCGGATCCGTGGCCTGGTTCACCTGGCAGGCCCGCCGGATCACCGCAACCCGCTACTGGATCAACGGAGAGCCCGTCAACCGGGCCGACTTCGAAGCCGCCGCGAGGAAGCAGGCCGCGTCGTGACCGGCCGCTCGTTGCCGCCCGTGCAGCCGTCAGCGCGGGTGTGGCAGATCCTCCGCCGCTGCTACCCCAGCCAAAACCCGGCCGCCGTCCTCGAACGCGCGCTCATCATGCTCGCCACCGCCGACGGCCACCTCACACCCGGCGGGCAACTGAAGGCCGGGATCGGCGGGCGGATCGCAGGACGGAGGCAGTCGTGAACGCGCCGTCCCTCAGCCCGAGGCAGCTCGAACTCCTGCGGCGAGTCGCCAACGGCGAGACCTACCGGCAACTGGCGAGCGACTGGGGAGTCGCGGAACTGAGCGTCCGTGCGACCGGCGCACGCGTCCTGCGGAAGTTCGATGCGAACTCGATCGCCCACGCCGTGCACCTGGCCCACCTGGCCGGGATCCTTCGCCGTGAACGCCACGGCGACCACGCCGGGTTCACCGCGCACGTCCGCCGCGGCGAAGACCCGTGGGCCTGCACGCAAGGCTGCCCCGAAGGCGAACGCGCCTACCGGGCAGAGCGGCGACAGCAGAGGAAGGAAGCCGCATGACCGACCGCCCCACGCTGGAAGACCTGGATACCGCCCCCGACGACGGGCCGTGGTGCTGCACCGGCAACGCGGAGGACTGCGCCCTGTGCGCTCAGCAGGGCTTCGACATGCTGGCGTACCCGTGGATCTGCCCCGGCCACGAGCGGACCACGACGAACGAGAGGATCGTCGCCGAAGCCACTCGGGTCGCCGCGGAGCCGACCGTCCAGCCGTGGACCCAGCTTGAGGCGCGCGCCTTCAACGCCGTCCAGCCTGCCCTGCGGGAAACGGGGGAGTGGCTGCCACTGACCGCCCGCCGGAAGGTCGCCCGAGCCGTCCTCGCTGAACTCCAGCCCGAACTCGACGGGCCCGCCGACGTGCGGGAATGGTTGAAGGGCGCGCAGTGCGGGCGGCAACTCGCCGCCTCCGGCCCGCCGTGCAGCTGCGGCGGACGCTTCCCCCTCGCCCACCTCCACGCCGACCAGCACCAGCCCGAGGAGCAGCCGTGAGCCGCTCCCGTGGGACCCCGCACCCGACAATCCACCAAAGCGATCAACTCGCTAGCCCCTAAGCAGCCAAGGCCCCCGCCAGCCAGACGGCCGGCGGGGGCCTTCTGTATCCATCAACACCCGCTGCAACGGGCACAACCAGGGAGACCCCTTTGATCGACATTGTCAACGCGTCGCCAACCGTCATCACCTGCGCGTGGCTGTTGGCAACCGGCCCACTGGCCGTCCTCGTCGTGGTCGTTCTGTGGCTCGGCCTTGCGACGATCAAGGCGCCTGATCGGGATGGACTTGCTGCCTGCCTGCGGGCCATAGCCGACATCGTCCGCGCGTTCCGGCGCGCCCCCTAGGCGGGGTGCCACGAAGCCCCACCCCTCCGTTCTGGAGGCGGCGGGGCTTTCGTCGCGCTGAGTAGTCGCCGACGGTGCTGGTGCAGAGATAGTTACATCTTGGGCGTAACTATCTCTGCAAGATCACCGGACGACTGCTTACGCAGCGTGAAAACCGGTAGGCGGTCAGAACCGGCCGGTGCAGGCGAGGCAGACGTGCGACGACTCCCACGCGGCCCGCTGCGCCTCCGCCAGCTGCACAGCCTTGTACACGACCGCACCCCAGCCCGCCCCGCCAGCTGCGATCAGCAGCCCGAGCAGGATGCCGCCCTCCGTCAGGACCAGGATCCCGACGGCGACCGCCAGCAGGGCCGCCCAGTACGAGACCTTCGGCCGGGCCGGCGGCGCATACTTCGCCTTCAGTGGCGACTCCGCGGGTAGCGACTGCCAGTAGTGCGGGAGATCGGCGACGTTCGGGGACAGGCACTTCGGCGACGGGCAGGCGATCACGGCGACCCCCGGGATGTGGCGTAGTGGGGGCAGCAGGCTCCTGGGGCACCGGGCAGTACGGCAAGCAGGATGCGGGCAGTGTGGGCGGGGCCACAGAACGGCAGCAACAAGGGCCCCACCCGGCACGGGTGGAGCCCTCGCGTGGTACCGCGGCTACGGCCAGTACAGCTTCACGTCGTCCTGGGAGACCCGAGGACGCGCCACTGTCGGCGACTGCACCGTGTACCCCATCGCCCGCAGCGTCTCCGCCGCAGCCTCCGGAGCATCACGAACCGCCGACATCAACTGGATCTCACGCCAGACCTTCAACCGCTCCGAGATCACCGAACGCCACGTTGGCACCGTATCGATCGCGAACTCCCGCTTCATGAACAACAGGACATCCTCGAGCGCCGGCCGCATCCGATGCCCGCCCACCGGCAGATGCATCTCCGACAGTCGCGGGAGCTTCCGCCGCTTGAAGCCCTGTTTCGGTCGGCCCGCATCCGCCAACCGGAGCAGGTACGCCATCTCGTCCCGGTGCGCATGCACTTGGATATGGGCACCCGGAGGCTCCCTGCTGTCCCGAACGTACTCGAAACGGATCAAGGGGTCGGTGACGCCTTTGTAGTGCAGATGAAAGTCCGCCTGATCCGTGGCCAGGAAGGTACTGCTGCCATCCCAACAGCAGTAGTACAGCGCCTTCAGGCTGAGGACGATCTCACCGCCGATCGAGATCGGGATACTCAGAACCCGCTCGTCCGCTGTTATCGGCGAGACCCGCACCCGCTTGCCCGAGTTCAGGGCAGCAAAAGGCGGGGTGTCCTGTCCTAGGACACCCCGCGTCAGAGCAGTCAGATCATCAGCGAACCCGGCCGCTAACTCGTCGAGCTTCGACGTCTCCTCGGTCACCAGCCAGAAGGTAGTCGATGCCCTCGATCGTGTGCCACACGTCCAGCTCATCCATCGACAAGCTGTACACCTCGGCCCGGTCCCGCAACTGCTCGAAGGACATGCCAACCTCGGCCAGCAGCCTGTCCCGCTGCGCCCGTAACTGCTCCGGCGTCTTATGGATCACCGTCGTCATTGCGAACCCCCAACTTGTAGCCGACCGCCAGTCAAGCAGCACCCACCGACAGTCGTCCGGGCGCCCCGCGAATACAGCATCCGACCGAGTGAAGCCCACCCTGCTGATACCCGCAAGAGGACCGGCAGACGCCCAGGTCGCGGCGTCAATCCCGTCACAGACGTAGGCCCCGGCCGCATTACGCCAACCAGGGCCCACGGCGTGGCGCGCCTATAGCTCCGTCACCTCGAACGGGGCGGGCAGGGGCGGCAGCGCCACCCGCAGAGCCCGGCCCAGCAAGGCGCGCGCCGTGATCTCCCACTCCGCCACCGGCCGGCCCGCCGGGCGGACGAACAGCAGGCTGCCGTCCCGGCGCTGGAACGTGCCACCAGTGAACCCGGGGGCGACCTCGATCTCCACCACATCCACGTTGTGCTCGGCCAGCAGCTGGGGGAGCGGGGCGTTGAGGATGCGGTCAGGGGTCGGTACCGCGTTGAGCGGTCCGGGGTGAGGCGCTAATCTCATGTTGCAACCTTCTCTCTGATACGGAGCGGGTGATGATCAGCGAGTCGCCACTCGCTGGTCGAACTGGCCGGGCGGTCGCCACCGCCCGGCCGTTCGCGTTCATGGAGAGAAGCTTTCGCTGCCCTCGTGATCAAGTCAAACGATGTGCACCGATGTGCACGTCAGTGCGGCAGAACGTCGTCGAGGTACTCCTGTACCGGCCCGAACAGTCCGTAGGGCACGTAGTCGCTGATCTCCGAGTGGGCGACCCAGGCGACCGCGTCCAGCTCGTCCTCGTCCGCGACCCGGGCCTCGCCCTGCACCGGCTCGCACGCCGTGTACGACATCAGCCGGCCTGTCTTCGGGTGGACGCGCTCGCCGAGCAGCTTTGCCGCGGTGACGACCAGGCCGGTCTCCTCGGCCGTCTCGCGCACCGCCGCCTCCTCTGCGGCCTCCCCGTCCTCGATGGCGCCAGCGGGGAACTGCCACATCAGCTCGCCCTCGGAGATTCGGCGGCGGACCATGAGCACCCGGCCGTCCTGGACGATGATGGCGGCGGAGATGCCGGGCTTCTCTGTGGTGGTCTCGGTCGTCATACGGTCGCCTCCAAGGCGTTGAGGATCGGCGGGTAGATGCGGTCGGTCGGGATGAATCGGGCGAGTTCCGCTATCGGAGCCCAGGCCACGGCGACGTTCTCGGAGGAATCCCCATTGACCGCCTCGCCGTGCACGTAGTCGCAGATGAAGTAGTCGCAGAGTGCGCGTGTCACAGGGTGAAGGCGTTCGCCCAGGTGTTCGCGGACCAGGCAGTGGACGCCGGTTTCGTCCAGCGTTTCCCGCACCGCCACCTTCGATGCGCTGCCGCCGGGCTTGACGATGCCGGCCGGGAACTGCCAGGCGATGTCGTCACCGTCCTGCCTGCACACGAGCAGCACGTCACCTCCCCGGCGGACCACCGCGATCGCCACCCGCAAGGCCTGCGCCTCCGGCTGGGGGGCCGCTATCCGCGACAAATGGATGAACCGCCGGCGCACCGCATCACCTGCCATTCTGTAAGTCGTGTCCAGGATTCGCTGCGTGTCCGGCTGGGGCACCATTCGCGGGTTCGCGCGCCATGAGGCGACGCTGCGAACCGACACCCCGAGCTTCCCCGCGAACTCTTCCTGGGTCATCTCGAATGCGTCTTGGAGCCGGGCGGCTTTCTCCCCGGTCCACTGTTGGACGTCTGCCACTATCGGCTCCTTGGCCGCGTTTGTGGTCCATCTCGTGCCGGTCCTGCATGCGGCTGCAGGTCCGGCTTCAGGTCACTGCATGGTGCTGCATGGGATCTTCATGGTCCGGGCGTGCCCGCACGCGAAGACTTGCTCCCATGAAGCCCCGGTCATTCGCCCTTGCCGTACTGGAAGGCACGTTGGAACGAAACGTCTCCCATCGCCTTGCCGATCTCCTTCCAGGTCTTCCCTTCGCCCCGGTAGCCGAGGGCGATCTCCTGCCGCTGCCTGCGTCGCCACAGTTCCAGTTCGGTGTCGAGGTGCTCGGCCAGCTCGAGGTACTTGGCCCAACGCTCGTCCAGGTCACTGATCGCGCGGAGCTGCTCGTCGTAGCGGGTGAAGGGAGTGTCGGGAGAGTCGGCCATGAAGCGAGAGTACGGGCGATCCGACGCCCCCTCAAGCCTCAGCTAGAAACGTTGTGTTGGGCGCTTGACTCGTCACCGGCAGCCCTCTACGGTCTTACCAAGCCTTCTAGGTGTCACCTAGAAGACGGCGTCACCGTTGTCCACTCTCACCGGACCCAGTCCGCGGGCAGCGCACAAAAGAAGACGGGCCGGACACCGCGACTCTCACCTCGCAGGCCGGCCCTCACCAACAGGTTCTGACTAGGAGACCACGTTGGCTACCACCGATCTTATCGGTGCGCAGAAGCGCGCCGACCACGCGGTCGCAACGCCGACCGCCCCGCTGCCGCCGAAGTCGGCTGCCGCGCTGGCCCGCGTCCTGCCGCACTTCCCGCTGGTGCAGGCGGTCGCCGAGTACGAGACGGCTGCCGTGCACGCCGCACAGCTCGCCGGCCTTGCCGAGTCCGGGCGCATGTCGGACTTGGACGCCCGGTCGTTGGCCGACGCCGAGGACGTCATGGCCGCCGCGCACGCGGTCCTCGCCAAGGCTGGCCAGCTCAAGCTGATCGGCGGTGCGTGATGGCTGCCTTCGACGTGCAGCGTGCCGTGACCCGGTACGAGGTGGCGTCCGCCCGCTACAAGGAGCTGACCGGTCTCGGGTGTCCGATGTCGGGCGCCGAGTTCGAAAGTCTCGCGCTGGCCCAGGACACGATGGCCGACTCCGTCCGCGTTCTGACGGCGGCCGGACAGCTCGACCTGATCGGCGGTGCGTCGTGACCGCCCGCGAGATCCTTGCCGACTTCCCGGCTGGCGGTCCCCGCGGCAGCTGGCCGGCGGAGGAGAAGGTGGCCGAGCTGACGGCGCAGGGCCAGTCCGTCACCGTGACGATGGACCTCGACAGTGACCGGTTCCTGGTCGTGAGGGTCGAGTCGTGAACGGGCCGGATCCCAGCCTGGAGCTGGAGGCCGCGGTCGACGAGGTGTTCCTCGGCTGGTGGCCGGACGACCTGATGGCGATCGTCCGTCAGCCCTACGAGCCTGGCGCGATCACCGCCTACGCCCACCGTGACGGCGGCGCCTACCTGCCGGAGCGTGTGTCGTGACGGAGTGGGAGCGTCGGGAGCTGTTGCGGGCGACGACTGAGCGCATCGTGGCCGGGCTGCCCGCCTGGGACGGCGAGTCGCCGAAGCTGCTGGTCACGTTCACCGACCCAGAGACCCAGACGCGGATCAGCCACTGGTTCGTCCCGGCCACCGCGGCGCCCCTGTCGCAGGCCAAGCCTCAGCCGTCGGGCCGCACCCGACGCCTGCACGCCGTACCGGACGCGTCGTGACGGACGCCGAGCGCGAGGCGCTCCGCCAGAAGGTCAAGGACGCCAACCGGCAGTCCTCCAACCGGCCCAAGTAGGGCCCCAAGCCGCCGCGGGGGCGGTGTCCAACCCCCGTCCCGCCTCCGCGGCATCCCACCCGAGCCCTGTCTGACCAGCTGAGGAGTACCCCCATGCCTGCTTCCACCCAGTCCGCTTGGCCGGAGGGTGTTGTCGCCCGCTACCGGACCGTCGGCGGCGGCAACGTCGACCTGACGGACGACGGCGAGTGCGTCCGCGTCCGCTGTTCGGGCTGCGGCTTCGGTGACGGCCACGCCTACTACCCGCCCGCCGCTCACCGCCTTGCCGAACGGCACGCCGGCAAGTGCCGCCGCGCGCCCCGCCCCACCGCCTGACCCCCATCCCACGTTCCGCTGACCCTGAGAGGGCCATCCCGATGTCTCCGTTCCTGATCTCCGCCGACTTGGGTTCCACCGAGATCGGGCTGAAGGCCCGCACGGTCACCAGCGTCGCCGACGCGCTGACCGTGTCGATCGCCGATCTGTTCGCCGAGTACGCCGATGCCCGCCAGTCCGGCGACTCGGCCCGGATGGCCGCCGTCCGTGACTACGCGGCCGGGCTGGACGCCGACCTGGTTGCCGAGCTGGACGGCTTCGACTACCCGGCCGCCGCCTGATGTGGGGCCTGCTGGTGGCGATTGCCGTCGTCGGCGCCCTGTTCGTGGCGACCGGGGTCGCGCGGAGGGTGCTGGCCGAGGCGGAAGCCGAGAAGACCTCGGCCCCCTGCTGCTGCGCTCCGTGCCACTGCGGATGCCACAGGCAGTCCTAGACCGCCGGGGCGCACACCACCCACCGCGCCTGATCACCAATCTGAGAGGCCGATATGAGCGCCGAGACGTTCGAGACCATCCGCTACACCGCCGACACCGTCGTCACCACCACCGACGGGCGCGTCCTGCTGATCGAGCGCGGCTGGGACCCGCACAAGGGGAAGTGGGCGTTGCCTGGCGGGCACGTCGACCCCGGCGAGACCTCCCGCGCCGCCGCCGCCCGCGAGCTGGCCGAAGAGGCCGGCCTGTACGCGACCGAGGCGGAACTGGACCAGGTCGGCGTGTACGACGCGCCCGACCGGGACCCGCGCGGTCGGTACGTCACCGTCGCCTACCACCTGCTCGTCATCCCCGGAACGCCCATCACGGCAGGTGACGACGCCGTGCGTGCCGAGTGGTGGCCCCTGGACGCCCTGCCGCCGCTCGCCTTCGACCACAGCCAGATCGTGGCCGACACCCTCGCGGCTGCCGACGCCGTCTGACCTCACCGCCCCGGACCAGCCGCGAAGGACATCCACATGAGCCTGTTCCGCCGCCGCCCCAAGCCCGCCCCGACTGTCGCCGTCGACTTGGCTGTGGCCCGTCGTGCCGCTGACGCCGTCAACCGCGGTGACATCGACGAGGCCGACCGCATCGTCAACGCCACCGCCGACCCGCAGGCGCACGCGTTCGCCGCGTTCCGCTTCATCGACGTGGAGGACTGATGCCGATCACGTTTCGCAAGAGCTTCCGGATCCTGCCCGGCGTCCGCATCAACATCAACCGCCGGTCCTGGTCGATCACCGTCGGCCCCAAGGGCGGGCCCAAACGCACCTGGTCCAGCACCGGCCAGACCACCACCAGCTACGACCTGCCCGGCCCGTTCGGCTACCGCACCACCCGCCGCCGCAACCGAGAGGACTGACCACCGTGAGCGACTTCAACCTCGTCATGAGCTGCATCGCTGTCGCCATGACAGTGATCGCGATCGTCCTGACACCGTTCGTCATCGCAGCCACCAGGCCGCCGCGCGCCCGAACACGCTTCGACCGGCACGCCCGCTAGACCCCCGCCTGCTGACCCCGACCCTCCACCAACGATCTGGAAGGACACCGATCACCGTGACCGCCGTATCCGTCGAGAAGCAGGTCAACGGCCGCGCCGTTGCCTCGCCCGAGCCCCGGTTCGACCCGGTGGCGCTGGCCGAGGCGGAGGCGATCAGGAAACGCGCCGAAGCCGAAGCCGAAGCCGCCCGCATCAAGGCGGAGGGAGACGCCAAGGCCGCCGAGATCCTCGCCAGCGAGCAGGCCGAAGAGCTGCGCATCAGTAACGAGCGCAAGCGCATGCGGCTGGAGAAGGACCAGGCCGACCACAAGGCATACGTCGCGAAGAAGGCCGCGGAGGCCGCCGAGTCGCAGGCCAAGAAGGAGAAGGCGGAGAAGGCTGCCGCCGACGAGGAGGCCGCCGAGGCGCAGGTGCTGGCCGAGCAGGAGCGGTCCGAGCGCTGGTGGAAGTGGGGCGCCCGCGGCATCTACGCCGTCGGTCTGATCATCGCCGCGCCCGTGCAGTTCATGCACTTCTGGGACCGTGAGCGCCCCTTCCTCATCGCCGCGCCGGCCCTCCTCGAAGGTCTCGCCCTGGTGCTGGCGTTCGGCGCCGCGTGGGCAGTCGCTCACCGGCGGGATGTCGCCCCGTACCGGATCGGCATCATGCTGTCCGCGGCGATCGCCGCCGCGATCAACCTGCACGGCGGGCTGACCAACGATCACATCGGTTTCAACGCCGGACTGATCGGGGCCATCGCCTCGCTCGGCGGGCCCATCGTCCTCATGGCCTACGAGCACGGCATCGCGCAGAAGGCCGACGGCATCCCGTCGTGGCGGGAGCGTCGCGCCGCCGAGCGGGAGCAGGAGCGGCAGCTGCAGGAGCGGGAGAAGGCGCGCGCCGAGAAGCAGGCCGCCGACGCCCGTGCTGCAGCCGACAAGGCCGCGGCGGATGCCCGCGCCGCGGAGGATCAGAAGCGGCGCGACGACGATCGCAAGAACCGGCACCCCGACGTGTGGGAGGTCGCCGACGCCCTCCGCTCCGCCCGCGGCTCGCAGTACGTCACGGAGCAGATCTGGGCCGAGGCGTGGGTTCTCGTGACGGGCTGCACCAAGGTCGGCATCCGCCCCGAAATCGAAGCCCAGTCGCGCGCCGCGCAGGCCCACATGCGGACCGTCACCGAAGCCCCCGTTCTCGGGTCGTTGTCGCAGATCAATTCCCAACGACCCCCTCGCGCGAAGAAGGACCCGAACGCCCCCGACGGGCGCCGAAACAACGGCGGCACACCGCCCACCCGGCGGGCCGGCGACAGCGCTCCGAACCACCCGATCGCCCGCGCGCAAGCACGCACCGAGCGGACCGAGTCCGCCGCCAAGAACGCCAGCCCGACTGCCAACTAACGCACCCTCTGGAGTGATCAAACTATGAACGCCACGCTTCGCCGGATCGCCGTCTCCACGACCGCCACCGTCGCCCTCCTTGGAGGAGCCGCCGCCACCGCCGACGCGGCCACCGTCGAGCAGGAGGCGACCGTCCTCGCCATCGCCCGCACCGACACCGAACCCGGCAGCAGCGACGGCATCACCAACGGGTTGACCCCCGACGGTGGGACGGGCGCGCAGCTCACCAACCCGCAGCAGCAGGCGCCGGCCGGGACGCAGCAGCAGTACCAGACCCAGGCGTCTGGCGGCGCGATCGGTGCCGGTGTCGTCGCCATCCTGCTGCTCGGCACCGTCGTGTTCTTCCGCGTCAAGGGAGGCCACATGAAGGCCGGAGACGCCGTCGTCGTGTCCCTCCTCGGCATCGCTCTCGCCGGAACGGTCGTCGGCGCGATGGGCGACCAGCTCACCAACTCCGTCGTCGGCTCCCTCGGCGGCGTCCTCGGCGGCCTCTAAGCCACCCCACCCCGCGGGGCCCCAACCGGGGCCCCGCCCCCGATCTGGAAGGACAGGCCCTGTGGCCACCGAGATCGAGCCCGTCGAGCAGCAGATCCCGCCCAAGCCCACTGACCCGCCCACCGTCCCGCGTACCACCCGGATGAAGGCCGCGTTCGCCGAGCAGCGGAAGCACGCCGTCGCCCGCACCCGGGACTGGCTGGCCGGGAACGACCTGGACCAGGTCGACATCATTCAGGCCGCCACCCTCAAGAAGCAGCGCAAGCACGCCGAGAAGGTCGCCCACCAGCAGCGGATCGTCGCCGAAGCCCACGGGCGTCTCGCCCACGCCAAGATGCAGGCCGAGAACGAGGGCAACGTCAGCGCGGGCACCCTGTCCAGCCTCGGCGGGCGCGCCGCCCAAGAGGAAGCCAAGCTGGCGGCGCTGCAAACCACGATCGTGCTGCCGCCCACCGACCGCGAGGTCAACGCCGCGCGCAGCGGCAAGAAGGCTGGCCGCGCCGCAGTCCTCGCCGGGGGAGGTCTTGCGGCCATGCCGCTCCTCGGCGCCACCATCGAGCAGGCCGCCACCGGTCAGCCCATGCTCCTCGCTGCCCTGGGCACCGCCGCCGGCTACGGCTGGTACCTCGTGTCCCGCCCTTTCGACGCAGGCCAGCCTGCACCTGCCCCGAACATGGGGGAGCAGCCGCTGGCCTCCGCGGTGGTCAACCTGGCGAAGCAGGAGTTCCAGCCGGGGCAGCGTGAGTTCAACGCCCCGCCCCCGCCCGCTCTCACCGTCGAACAGTTGGAGGATGCCCTCCGTGCGATCGGCGAGATCCGCGGCGAAGAGAAGATTCAGATCCTGGCCGTGCCGCAGCGGGAGAAGGACGGCAACACCACCGTTGTCTTCGACCTGCCGCCGCGGACGACCGTCGCCGAGCTGAAGAAGAAGCTGCCCAAGCTCGCCGGGGCGCTCGGCCGGGACGTGTCCATGGTCGACGTGACCAAGGCCGGTACGGAGGCCCGCGCCTCCCTGTGGCTCACCGACCAGGACGCGTTCGAGGACACCCGGCCCTCCCCGCTGATCAAGGCGCCGTCCCAGCTCGACGCGTTCAAGGACGGTGTGCCCGTCGCCTGGAACAAGCGCGGCATCACCATCCGCCTCGCGATCAACAACCAGTCCTACGTCATCGCCGGCATGACCCGCTCCGGCAAGGGCGTCGGCGCGTCCAACCTGGTCGTCGGCACCTCGTTCGACCCGCGGATCAACCTGCGGATCGTGGCCGGGAAGAACAACGGCGAGTGGGACCCCTACGCCAAGACGGGCGTCGCCTCCACCTACTTCAAGCCCAACCCCGAACGGCTCTTGGCCCTGCTCCAGGCACTCCTTGCGGACAAGGATCGCCGTGAACGGGACCTGGGCGCACTGGGCAAGTCCAAGCTGGTCGGACCCGTCATCGAGCAGATCGGCGGCATCGAACTCCTGGTCATCGATGAGTTGGCCACCTACACGCGGCCCGGGAAGCCGCTGCGTGACGAGATCCTGGAGGCGCTGATCGAACTGTCCGCGGTCGCGGCGGGCGCCGGAATCCTCATGGTGCTGATCACCCAGTACCCGGAGGCGGACGTCATCCCGCAGGCCCTGGCCATGAACTGTGGTGCCCGGTGGGCGATGCGGGTGGAGAACGCCACCCAGTCCAACGCGATCCTCGGCGGCGGACAGGCCAGCGCCGGGCGCGACGCCTCCAAGTTCGATCCGCCGCGGCCCGGCTTCGGCTGGCTCGTCAACCCCTTCGCCGGAGTCACCGACCTCGCCCGATCGTTCGACCTGGACGAGGACGAGCGCGGCGAGATCACGATGCTGCTGGAGAAGGCCGCGAAGATCCGCGAGGGCGCGGGACGACTGGCAGGGCAGTGGGACGACCCGATCGAGAAGCACCTCCTCAACACCACCGGCCTGTCCTCGGTGGCCGGCGGACCCAAGCGGGATGGCGTGCCGGGCCGGAACGTCCTGCAGATGACGCCCGAGCAGCGCATGCAGATGGACGCCTGCCGGGGCTGCCTGATCGCCATGAACGACCTCGGCCGCGACGTGGCCCAGCTCGACGAGATGGCCGAGCTCATCGGCGAGTCCATGACTGCGGACCGACTGGGTGAGCTACTGCGTGCGGCGGGCGCTGGTTCCACTGTGAAGGTCGTCATCGAGGGGCGCGGCCGGGTGAACGGCTACCGCCGGGCACCCATCGCCGACGCCCTCCAGTTCCTCGAAGGCGCCTAGATAGCCCGGACATGGGGGTGATTCGCCCCCTTTAGTCCGCTGGTCATTGCGCGGACGGAGGGCGGGCCGGACCCAGGGACGGCCCGCCCCGTGTCCGACCGCCATCCGACGCCCATAGTCGCACAAAAGGTGCACCAGTCTGGGTGTAAACCACCACAAACCAGAAACGGAGATCAACCCATGTCTGAGACGTTCGAGCCCACGAAGAAGGGCGCCAGGGACCTCACCCGCTACCTGAACCGGCATGGCAAGGGCACCACCGTGTACACGGTCGCCGAAGGCCGCGACTGGGGCCTCGGATCCGAGCGTGTCTACAACGCGCACACCTTCAACGACCGCTCCTGGGGCAGCGCCAACTGGACCACCGGCCACTACTCGCCGACCAGCCTGCTGAGCAACTGCGGCACCGTCTACACCGAGCCACCCCGGGGTGCCCGCTACATCGGCGACCGCGCCCCCCAGGTCGCCGGCCCCCTCGGCTCCGACGACTACGAGGGCCTGCTCGATGAGGACGAGCTGCGCGGCCTGGAGAAGCAGGCCCGGCAGACCTCGAACCCGCGCACCCGGCGGCGCCCCGGCATCTGGCGCGTCTGACCCACCCCAACCGAAGGAGAACCAGTGCCCACCACCAGCTACGGCTACGAACTCAGCATCGGCGCCGACACCGATCGCGACGACATCCCCGTCTGCTGCGGCGAGGACATGACCGGCAAGGATCGGGACCGCGGATACCGCGACTACACCTGCGACTGCGGCGCCACGGTCACCATCGCGCCCAGCGGCCTCGTCTTCGACATCACCGACTGATCAAGGAGTCCCGGTATGGAGAACGAGTGCCGCCTCTGCGGCGCCCCGGGCGGCTGGCCGTACTGCAACGACGACTGCCGCCACGCCGACCAGTGCACCGGCGACGACGCCTGCCCCGACTGCTGACCCATCCCAACCGAAGGAGATCACCGTGCAGTACACCCACCAGTCCGTGAAGGACTATGTCGCAGCGAAGAAGCGCGGCGACCGCAAGACCACCGACCGGATCATCCGTGAGGTCACGGCCCGCTTCGACACTCGCACCACCGACGGCAGCGAGGCCGCCGAACTCCTCGAAGCCACGATGACTGTCCGCTTCGGCGAAGACCTGTAGCTACGCCCGGGGCGCCCCTCGAATGCCTGGCAGCGACCAGGGGCGCCCCGGTCCCCACGCCCACCAAGAAGATCGACGAGGAGACCTTCATCATGCCCCGAAAGATGACCGACCAGGAGTGGGAGGCGCAGAACGGCAGCCTCTCACCCGAGCAGGCCCAAGCCCGCGGCCTGTGCTGGTGCTGCACCGGCAACGGCGTCCTGTTCACCGCGTTCGGCGGTGTTCAGCGCCGGGTGCGCTGCCCCGAGAAGTGCGACAACGGCAAGGCGCGATCATGAGTACCGCCCTCCGCGCCCGGGCCGCCGTCTCGCCCGTCCTCGACCTGGACGCCCGACTGGCCCTGGTCGACGCGGCGATGACGGTCCGCCTGGACCAGGCCGCGGTCGCGTTCGAGGTGAACACGGCGCACCTGCCCGGCGCCGACCCCATCCCGCACATCGTGGAGGCGCCCCTGCCCGCGCCGGCCGCCGCACCCAGCCCGTACCGGACGCCGCTCGCCGACCTGCTGTACCGGGCGCGGCTGCGGATCGAGACCGACGGCTGGTGCCGGGACGCGGTGTTCGACGAGGCGGGCGCTGTCTGCCCGATCCGGGCGATCCGGCTCGAAGCTCGCGGCGACCGGGACCTCGCCCACGACGCGTGCGTCGCACTCCTCGACGCCATCCAGGGCGAGTTCGCCCACGCCGAGACGATCCCGTCGTGGAACGCCCAGCAGACCAGCGTCGGGCCCGTCCTCGCCGCCTTCGACCGCGCCACCCACCACGCCCACACCAACCACCGATAGGAGAACCCATGCCCGACTACGGCAACCTCAGCACGCCGCTCACCGCGGCGCGATACCAGTACTCGGCCACGTTCATCAAGGGACCGGCGAAGTCCGGCTACAACGAAGGCAGGACGCACACCGGTGCCTACGTGCCGCCGCGCGGAGCCACCGTGGGGCTCCTGCTCGAAGAACTCCGCACCCGAGCGGCACACGATTTCAAGGTGTCCGCCAAGGATGTCGTCCTCGTCAGCTACTCGCTCCACGAGTGCTGAGCCCCATACCCACACCCCAACCAGAAGCACGTGCCCACCCGATAGGAGAGCCCGTGTCCCAGCCCAGCGCCATCGGGAAGCGCCCGTGAGCTTCCGCCGCGAGACCGCAGACGACGACAAGCGCCGCACCCACGCCCTCCTCGACGCGGTAGACGCCGCCTTCGACGACGGAGGCGGGCGCCCAATACCACGACCCCGACTTCGAAGAAGTCATCCTCTTCGGCGTCGCAGGCGACCCCACACCTATCCGCCCACCGGCCACGGCTACCCCCGCCGCGGCTGACCACCACCCAGGAGACCCGCATGTCGAACGCCGCACAGGCCCGTGAGGCCGCGATACAGGCGATCATCGCCTCGCAGAAAGCCGACCGTGCCGGACGCACCAACGACCCCGCACACCGCAAGGTCGTGCCCGCCATCGACAAGGCCAAGGCCGCCGGCTGCAACATGCACGAGCTGAGCGCCGAGGCCGACCGCCGGTACGGGCAATGGCTCGTCAACAACGCAGGCCGGTGACGCCGATGCCCACCAGCACGATCACCGTCGACAGTCTCATCTGCGAGCACGCGGCTGCTGTCGCCTACATCGCCGACGAGCCCACCCCGGCCATCGGCCTCGCCGACTTCACCCGGCAGCTGGCCTACGCTGGCGACCGCTGCGACAAGTCGGGCATCACCGGATCCGACGACCTGGAGGCCGCCAGCACTCTGCTCCTCGAAGGCGCGGCCGAGACCGACCGCGGGGCAAAGGGCAGGCTGCTACGTCGCGCCGCTGTCCTGCTGAAGATCGTGCCGGAGATGGCCGACGAATACCGGGACATGGTCGCCTGATCAACCGGCTACGGCAGGGCCCCGGTCGTCAGTGGCCGGGGCCTTCGCCGTGGGTACTGCGCGCGCCATCCATCGGCCGTCCGTCATGTACCGGGGCATCATCACCGGCTGGAACCCGGCGTCGACCAGGCGGGCGAGGCCTTCGACGCACTCGTCCTCGTTGTCGGCCTGGACGCTCACCCGGATCGCCATGGCAGCAGTCTGCCCCGCCCGTCAGTCCGGCGACGGTGGTTCCGCCGATTCGGGTTACGGAACAGTGACTCCGCCTTCGCGCCGCCTCCACAAGCGGCCATCATTCATCCACGCGCCAAGCCCCTGGGGGAACCATGAGTCAGCCGCCCGCCTACCCACCGCCGCCGCCGGCTCGGCCGCGCTGGGGCCGGTTCGCCGCCTGGACGGTTGGCGCCGCCCTCGCGGCGTTCGCTGTCGGCGGTGGCCTCGCCGTCCTCCTGGATGACGGGGGTGAGCCGGTCGCGAGTGAGACCGCGTGCCGGGACGGGCTCCGAGAGAACATGGCGAAGGCCACGGCCGATGGCCCCGACGGTGAGTCCCTGCCTGCGCCGGTCGCCTGTTACGGGCTCGACAAGGCGACGATGGAGCGGATCGCGGGCGAGGTCATGGAGGCGTACCTCGATAGCCCGGAGGCGGAGAAGGTGTTCGAGGACGCGATACGTGAGGCGATGGAGTCCGCGGCCGCGTCGACCGGACCGTAGCCGCACGCAATGAAGGCCCCGCCCGGATCGCTCCGGTGCGGGGCCTTCATTGCGTGCGGCTATCGGCGTCGTCGCCATGCCCGCCACAGCCGGTAGGCCCGGTAGGCGAGTAGCGGCACCACCACCACGGCGACCACGATGCCCACCCATGGCGGGAGGCTGCCGGAGTCGGGGAGGTAGATCGCGGTCACTGGGGTTCCTCGGTTGCTGCTGGGCCCTGCTCTTCGCGCGTGCGGGAGTCGCCGTTGATGCGGATGCAGATGGTGCGGGCCCGTTCGTGGTTGACGTCTGCCCAGCCGCCGATTTCGCGGAATGAGTGACCGTCGAGGCGTGCTGCTGCAATGTCGGCGTTGAGTGCGGCTTTGGCGCGCTCAACTGCTGCTGCCCGCTTGCCGAGCTGCTTCTCCCAATCGGTCATGTGGTGGATGGTCTCACGGCTGCTGTCTGTTTCCTAGACGACTTCTGTCTAAGTCGTAGACGGTGGCGCCGTTCGCTGTCATGCTGTTGTCTAGAAAATAGACAGCATGGAGGTGGTTGAGGTGATCGCAAGGGTGCAGGTCGAGGTTCCGGTACCGGACGCGGTGGCCCTGCTCGCTGGCCGCCAGCTTCCGGCCCGGGTCCAAGCGGCGGTGGCGGATGCTGCGGAGGCGGCCCGCCTGTACGCCGCCTGCCGCGGCCCCCAGTACGCCGAAGCCCGGCAGCTCCTCGAAGCCCGACTCCGGGTCGCCAACAAGACCCTCGCCGCACACAACCCCGGGCTCGTCGTCCGCTGGCGCAACCTGCCCGACCTCCATCGATAGGAGAGATCACATGTCCACCAACTACTACGCCTTCGGCCCCTTTCCCGGTGGGGAGGCGAGTGGAGAGGGCATTCACATCGGCCAGCGCGCCTCGGTGCACCGCTTCCTGCTGCGGGCTCACCCCGACCTGGGCCTGACCAGCTTCGCGGCCTGGAAGGAGCTCCTGTTCCGGCTCGACGTCACGATCCGCGCCGAGTCTGGCTACGAGGTCAGCGCACAGGAGATGGGCATGACCATCGTCGAGCGCACCGATGCGCGCGGCTGGCCGCGTAAGGCCCGATTCGGCATCCGCGGCGCCACCCGACCGGGCGAGATCGTCGACGCCGAGGGCTACGAGCTGTACGACGGTGAGTTCTTCTGACCTGCACCCGCGGCCGGGGCTCACCGTGCGGTGGGCCGACATCCCAACCCTGATCCGATAGGAGCCATCAATGCTTAACCACGCCGACCGTCAGCAGATGATCGCCATGTATGAGAAGGCCGCCGCCCTGCGCCTGGAAGCCGCGACGGAAGCCGACACCGCCGGCCAGCCCAATGCCGCCGCCGCCCACCGCCGCTACGCCGCCGACAACGCACGCGCCGCCGCCGACGCCCGGGAGGCAATCCAGTGACCCCCGAGGAGATGTACGAAGCCGTAGCCGTCGACCTGCTGCCCGAACTGCCCGACACCGAGACGTGCGACAGCGGCTACGACTGGATCGAGCGCATGCGCAGCGAGGGCACGGGCTGGCATGAGGTCGCTGGAAAGGCCGACGGGCGTCTCCTCGGAGACTGGCCCTACCAGGTCGTTGCCCACTTCAACGACGACGAGCGCAGCCTGTATGGCCTCGCCCTGTACACCGAAGGTGACGTGAGGGTGGAGGGCTTCCGTGACAGGGCAGCCCGGGACAAGGCCGTCAACGCCTACGTGCAGGACGACGACTGATGCCCCGCCGCCTGTCCGCGACAGCAGCCCGCGCCATCGTCGAGGCCGCCGAGATTGTGAAGGCTCCTACCTGGTCCGAGACGCGCCGCTGGTACGTCGTCTCGGGTGACCGTCGACTGCTCGTTATCGAGCCCTCCTACGGCGGCGTGTCCCGCACCGGGCGTAACGGGTGGACGTGGTGGCTGGCCGACGGCGCCCGGACACTCAACCGCCCCGAACTTACCCGCGAGAAGGCCGCCATCGCCGGGCTCGCCGCATGGCAGCGCTGGGTGACCAGGAAGGAGCCGTCGTGACTGCCGTGACGGCTGCCGACTGGTGGGAGGAGTCCCCGGCGGAAGCGTGCTTCACCCGCCGGGGCGCCCAGACGATCGCCGACCGGAAGAACGCCGAGCACGCCACCAAGGAGAACCGATGACCGTGAAGCCGCGTAAGCCGTGGCGGGTGATCCTCACCCAGGGCGGTATCCAGCTTGCCGAGACCGAGCACACCAGCGAGGCCAAGGCGTTCGAGCACGTGCGGACCGCGCTTCGGGCCGGTGCCGACACGGCGAAGGTCATGCAGTGGGAAGGCGGACGCTGGTGGCACTTCGAAACCGTCCACGCATCCGACATCCCGCAGGAGCCGTCGTGACCGCGATCAAGCTTGCCGACCTGAACGTCCGCTGGACCGGTGCCGACTCCACAACCCCGGCCGGGCACGTCCTGGTCCTCGGCGTCGATCGTCTCGGCGCCCTCCGGCTCTGCCTCTACAAGGGCACGCAGCCGGACGACGCCGCGTTCCGGGGCTCGCTGCTGATCCCGCCCGACGGGCACAACCAGCGGCACCTGCCCAGCCGGACCACCGCCTACGGGCCTGGCGGTGCCTGGGTCACCAGTAGCGGTGACCAGACGGCCATGCTGCGGAGGCTTGCGGAGATGACACCGTGACCGCCGTGGCGGCTGCTGATTGGTGGGAGGAGTCCCCGGCCGAGGCGGCAGCAGCCGACCGCCAGTACTGGACCGAGCATGCCGAGGCCGGGGACGCTGAGCCCGTGTTCGAGATCGGCGGCCAGCGGTACGAGGCGGGGGACCGGGTGCGGTTCCCGCGCGCGGGGCTGCGCTGGAACCAGACCCGCGTCTACGAGATCACCGAAGCGGGTGCTGGTGGGATCACCGCCGAGGCCGACGGATGCCGGTACCAGCTCAGCCGGGGCGACATCGCCGCCATCGGCATCACGCACGCAGACACGAATTGAGGAGATCGACCATGCTGGCAACACAGGAGCGAGTCCGGACCGAGGGCGGCAATACGGTCCTGGTCTGGCACAAGTCCGTCGGCCGCTGCGACGGACAATGCGACTTCCACTCCATCGCGTGCAGCGACACGGAGGGCATCGTCGCACCGGGACCCAAGCAGGATGTGCCGCTGCGACTGGACAAGCCGGGAGAGCGCTGGTGCACGGACTGCCTCGCCATCATCCGAGGCGACCGCGCCACCGAGAAGTGAGGACCGACCATGCAAACCAGGAGTCACAAGGAGCAGGTGTCGCAGGAGTTGGCCGACGGCGCCGCTGCGACCCTCCAACTCGACAGTGACACGATCAGCCCCGAGCTTGGCCAGGCGGTGGCGAAGCTGCTGCGTTCTTCTGCTGTGTACGCCAGGGCGGTCGGAGACGAGCCGAGCACAATCAAGGACGCGCTGGCACTCGCCCGCGCTGTGACGGCCGCCGACCGCGTCACCGAGAAGTGAGGAGCGACCATGCCGCCGCACGGAACCTGCCCCGTCTGCCGCCGCACGATCAGCCTGACCATAACCGGCAAGATCGGCCACCACGGCAACGTCCGCACCAGCATCGTCGACCCCCGGCGCGGACAACGCTGCGAGGGAGCTGGAGAATCGCCCGCCATAGAGAAGTGACCGCCCCGCCGAGGGCCCGCACTAGACCAGTGCGGGCCCTCACGCATGCCCGACTGTGCCAACGGACCAGTCTGTCAACCTCATGCGCCATCATTGGCTCAAGCATCACCCTGCTTCCCGCGCCATGAGGAGCCTGCCGTGCACGACAACCCCACCACCGACCTCGACGAGTATTCGTGGCCGACCTGTGTCACCCCGAACTGCGGCCGTCAGCTTTGGGCCAACGAGACCGGCCGCTGGGCCTGCCGCCCCTGCGAAGACCAGACCGGGCAGCGGATAGCCGAACTGCCCGCCCTGTTCCGCCAGCTCGACACCACCGCGATGCTGATGCGGGGTGCGCGCCGGCCCGGCGGATCCGGGAGTACCGGCAGCAAGACGCCGCCGATCCCGCCCCGCTTGGAAGTCCTCGCGTTGGTCGGGCCTGGCGGTGTCGCCGCGCGGCTGTCGGCGATTGAGGATGCGTGGCGGGTCGCGCTCGGCTGGACGGTTGCCCCGTGGCGTGGTTCCCCGGCGCAGGCGGTACCGGAGCTGGCCGGGTTCCTCGGCAACAACCTCCTGTGGGCGTGCAGCTCTTACGAGGAGGTGGGGCAGGATATCGACGACCTGAGGCGTCTGCACGCCGAGTGCAAGGCGATCGTCGACGGTGATCGCCGCCCCGGCCGGGTCAAAATCGGCCTGTGCCCGGTACGCGTCGACGACGGCCACTGCGCGACGCCGTTGACCGCGACCGCCGCCAGCCACCGCGTCCGATGCGCAGGCTGCGGGACACGGTGGGAGACGCTCGGGGAATGGCGGGAACTCCGCGCCGCGCAGGACGCTGTGACCGAGCAGCAGCGGAACGAGCAGGAGCATGAGGTGGCGGCGTGACACCCAGACGCATCTTGCGCCGTCCATACGGCTGCCCGCCGACCTTCCCGATGGGCATCGAGAAGACCCGTAACCTCGAACTCGCGCAGGCGCAGGGCAAGCCCCTTGTAGGCACCTGCCCTCTGCACTCGTACCCAGCGCCAGACGATGCTGTGTGGGAGTTCGACGAAGTCCAAGGCGTATGGATCGTCACCTTCTACCCCTGTGAGCATCGCGGCTACCCCCAGTGGCCCATTGCCAGCCACCTGCTCCGCGAGCCGGTAGCCCACGCCCCAAGGCGGCCATGGTGGCGGCGCCTCATGGACACGAAGTGACTGCCCCGCTGCCGCATGCGGCGGACAGTCTGCCGATCGTGACCGCGAACGACGGCCAGCCCTACCTGTCGTGCGAAGTCGTCACGATCCTCCTGCGGGCCATCGCCACGTCCTGCCGGAACCTTGCCGACGACCCCGACTGCGACCTTCACACCGCCGGGGCCGCCATCGACATCGAAGCCGACACGCTTGAATTCCGCGCCATCGCAGCCACCCAGGAGACACCGTGAGCGGAACCCTGATCGACTTGGCCCGTGCCTACGAGGAGGAAGCCCACCGCTTCCGAACGCCGCAGCGGACCCGGTGGGCACTCCAAGGAACGGCCGACCTCTTCCGGCGCATGGCGTGCAACCGGGCCGCAGCCAACCCGGCACGCCTCACCCTCACCATGTCGATGCTCCTCGACATCCCCGACCGCTGGTGCCGCCAACACGGCTACCGGGCTGTCGCCGGAGTCGGCGGGTGGGTCGTGCAGCGAGACGGGGAACCCGCCATCCTTGCTCGCGTCGGGGAGACGCTGCTGTGGGACGGCGAACAGATCACAGTCGCCCCCTGATGCCGTTTCGGCAACAGGGGTTGCTATCTGATCAGGTCTGAGCGTATCGTCTGCTCCAATCGATCTCGCTGTGTCTGGAGGGCCGCTACAGGCGGCCCTTTCTCACGTTTAGGGGGTGGTCGAATGCCCCCGCAGCTCGTCACCGAAGACCTCGCCGTCTACTGGACCGGCCGCCCCGCCACCACCATCCGACGATGGGCAGCCGAAGGACGACTCACCCGCCACGGCGACCGCGCCCGGCGCCGCAACGGCGTCCTCTACGACCTCGCCGAACTCCCCGAAGCCCGCCGCGACGCCGACACCCGCGAACTGCTCGAACCCGGACCCACCCCGCCCATCATCGAAACGGCACCCTTACTCGCCGCCTGATCTCCCTGCGTGACGGCTCCCGCAGGGTTGGGCCTTGCAGCGCCCCCAGCGCTCGGCCCCCATGTCCGCCCGGCCTCTGTGGGGTGGCCGGGCGGACAACAACCCCATCAACGCCCGCAGCTAGCTACTGCGGGAAGGAAGCCCGGCGTTCCAGGCGCCGGGCTTCCGCGTTCCCTGGAGACGACATGGATATCCGGCCCGTCGACCTACCCGAGCTGCGCGCTGACGTCGTGGAGTGGATCAACTCAACCTATGCCGCAGAGATGTGGGCCAGTGGAGTCGACCAGAAGTTGTGGGACTGGTGCTTCGGACCTGCCGGGCGCGACCAGGCGACTCTGCGAGCTCTCGAGGCAGACCGCCTTGACAGCGCAGAGCTGTACTACGTCTCATCGGACATGGGGAGCTTGGCCCGCGCTGCCGCACGGTCTGTACCGGGATTTGCCTTGCAGGCCGAGGATGTGCCCTCCCGATGCGGGCTGATGCTCTTTGAGACGCCGCCTCACGTAGTGCCGTTTCCCGGCGCACCTTGCGGGGTGAAGGCAGTCTGTTGGGGCCCCATGCCGCCGAATGGGAACGGCATCTACGGCACCGTCTACCTCGCTCGCGACGAGGCGGCGCCGCACATAGCCAAGCGGACCAAGAGTCGGCGTCCCTGGACGGAACCGCGACTCATCTACGGCTTCGGCGCAGAGTTCGCGTGGGAGTTCGGGGAGAATGACGGAGCATCCCCGGACAGCGACGGCTTCCTCGAAGGGCTGGCTCCTGCCCTCAGGGCGACATGGCTACTCATGCAGCAGACGCTCGCGCGAACGGATGAGACGGAGCCGACTCGAGCGTCGGCGAAACGCCTGCGACGCGTAGGTCGCGAGCCCAGTCCCGTTCGCGTGATCGAGCTTCGCCGTCCCGCCCACAGTGGCTCTGGCGACGGCTCCCGCGAGTTCCATCACCAGTGGATCGTGCGCGGCCACTGGCGCCAGCAGTGGTACCCGGCCCGGCAAGTCCACCGACCAGTGTGGATCGCACCGCACATCAAGGGCCCCGAGGGCGCCCCGATGATCGGTGGCGAGAAGGTCTACGCCTGGAAGCGCTAGACCCCAAAGCCGGGGCGGCACGGTCACCGCCCCGAGTCCCGCCGCCCGACACCCCCCGTCCAGGCGGCGGGACACCCCAACCACGCGCCACGCGGCGCCCAAGCGAAGGAGGCCGCGTGGCCGACAACCTTGCGAACACAGCCGAAAACCTTGCCCTCGACTGGATCCTCGGCGTCGGCACCCCCACCCGGCCCACCACACCGCTCAAAGTCGCCCTCGTCACCGCCAACGGCGACGACGCCACCGCAGGCACCGAAGTCGCCGGCGGGTCCTACACCCGGCAGAACCTGTCCGTGGCCGCCGCCGTCAACGGCGCCACCAGCAACAGCGCCGACCTCACCTGGGCCAGCATGCCCGCCGCCACCGTCGTCGGCGTCGAAGTGTGGGACTCCGCAGGCAGCCCCGTCCGCCTCTGGTACGGGCCGCTGTCCGCCACCCGCACCGTCGCCGCAGGTGACGAGCTGAAACTTCCCGCCGGAGCGCTCACCCTGTCGATCGCGTAGAGGGGGCGGGCATGCCCAGCCTCAGCACACTCGTCGACAACTTCAACAGCGGAATCATCAGCGCCAACTGGGGCGACTCCTACGGTGGTGTCAGCATCGCCGCCGGCCGCGCCCGCGTCCCCCTCGTCGCGGGCGCCTACGCCGGATTCCAGACCGGGCGGGCCTGGACACTGGCCGGCGCCACCGTCTACCTGAAAATCCCCACCCTGCCCGCCGTGTCGACCGGCACCGACGTCGGCGTGCACTTCATGGTCACCTCCGCTGTCGACGGCACCGCCCTCGGCTTCAAAATCAACCTGGTGACCGGCATGCTCCGCATGCAAGCCAACACCGACTACTACGACCCCACAGCCGTAGAGATCACCTACTCGGCCACCGATCACCTGTGGCTGCGGCTCCGCGAAGACGGCACCAACATCTACTGGGACACCAGCCCCGACGGATCGACGTGGACCAACCGTCGCACGCTCGCCACCCCCGCCTGGGTCACCGCGGCCGTCGACACCTGCGCCCTCGACCTGTACGGCTACCGCGACGCGGGCGTCACCGACTACGCCGAGTACGACAATGTCAACACCCTGTCCGACGGCGCCGTATGGACCGCGGCCACAGCGCTCACCGTCGGCAGCACCCTCACCGCAGCGCCCCGCCTTGGTGCCGCAGCCCTCGCCGCGCTTACCGCCGACACCAGCCTCGACGCCGACGCCGCCCTCACCGCCCACGCCGACGCCAGCCTCACCGCCAGCACCGAACTAGCCGCGGACGCCGACGGAACCAACCTCCCGGAGGTGGCAGCCTTGGCCGCGGGAGACTGGGACCTGTACATCGAACAAGGCGCCACCTTCGTCCAGACGTACACCGTCGACGACGACCCCGACTTCACCTGGGACGGCTGGACCGCCCGCGCACAAATCCGGTCCGACGCCACCCCCACCGCCCCGCTCCTCCTCGACCTCACCGACTACCTCACCACCACCGGCGGATCCATCCGGCTGGCCATCCCCGCCACCGCGACCGCCACCCTCACCCGCAACGGCCGCTGGGACCTCGAAGTCGTCCAGGGCTCCACCGTGGTGCGGATCCTCAACGGGAGGGCGATCGTCTCCCCGGAGGTGACCAGGTGAGAATCCGGGTCATCGGCGAGAAGCCCGCCGACACCGTCAACGTCACCGGCGGCACCCCATCCCGTGTCATCGAAGTCGCCGCCGGGCTCGTCTCCTCCGTCAACGGACAGACAGGCAGCATCACCGGCCTCGCCACAGCCGCCGGCCTCGCCGCGCACCAGGCCAGCACCCACGACGTTCACGGCATCGCCGACACGACCGCACTCCTCACCGCAGTGCCGTTCGACGACACCGCCATCCGCGACATCACCCAGAACGCGCTGCCCGGCGTCAGCCCCGCGGCGGCCCGCGCCGACCACACCCACGGCGGCGCCTCCAGCGGCGGCGGCCTCACCGGCGTCTACGACGTCACCCACGGCCCCTACAACGCCGTCGGCAACGGCCTCGCCGACGACCTGCCCGCCATCGAAGCAGCAATCGGCGCCGCCCACGAAGCCGGCGGGGGCATCGTCTACCTGCCGCCCGGCCGCACCTACGGCATCTCCGACCACCTGCACATCCTCACCGGGGTCACCGTCGTCGCCTACGGGGCGACGATCAAGGGCATCGCCAACCGGGGCCTGGCCAAGCTGTACCGCGAGACGGACACCGCGTTCACCGGCTACACCGGGCACTCCCGCATCCGGATCTGCGGCGGCATCTGGGACGTCAACGCCTCCGACGGTTCCACCGGTACGGCGACCAGCATCGTCAACGGCTTCCTGTGCGGCCACAACAGCGACGTCATCTTCCGCGACGTGACGATCCGGAACGTGTCGAGCGGGCACGGCATCGACCTTGTTGCCAGCCAGAACGTGCGCATTCTGAACTGCCGGTTCGAGGGCTTCCGCGACAACACCGTCGACCAGTCCAGCAGCTTCCGTGAGGCGATCCAGCTCGACTTCGCCGTGTCCGGGTCTGGCATCAACGGCGCCTTCGACGGCACCGGCTGCCGCAACATCCTCGTCCAAGGCTGCTCGTTCGGCGCCTCCGCCCGCCTCGGCGGCTTCGGCCGCGCCATCGGATCCCACTCCAGCTACAACGCCACCACCTGGTGCGACGGCGTACAGATCCTCGGCAACCGCATCGAAACCACGTTGCAGGAGGGCGTCCGCGCCTACGCCTGGAAGAACGCGGTCATCGCCGACAACGTGGTGACAGGCACAGAGGGTGCCGGAATCATCGTCACCGGGCCCGACCCGGCAGCCGCCGGCTACACCAACATCTGCCAGGACGTCACCGTCCGAGGCAACATCCTCGGAACGGCCGGAGGATCATCGCCGCTGCGGGTCGTCGGCTTCGCCACCGCGCGACCCGCTGGCGTGTCCTTCATCGGGAACCGGGTCACCGGATCGGCCACCACCGGCATTTACGTGTCGCAGGCCGACCAGCCGCAGATCGCCGAAAACAAGATCAGTGCGTGTACGTCGTCGAGCATCTATGCGATCAACTGTGCGGCGCCGCTCATCACCGGCAACCAGTGCGCCAGCTCCGGCGGCACGAGCATCGGCGTGGACACGTGCACGGGCGGCCACGTCACCACCAACGTCGTCGACGGGTCGTCCAGTCACGGCATCCTCGTCAGCGGCGGCTCCAACGTCACGGTCGCCACGAACCGGATCGTCGGCGCTGCCGGCTCCGGCATCCGCGCCACATCCAGCACCGTCCGGCCGCGGATCATCAGCAACACCATCCTCCGCAACGGCGTCACAGCCACGTGGGGGCTCGACGTCACCGCCTCAGCCACCGACGCCCTGATCCTCAACAACGATCTGACCGGCTCGTCGTGGCCGTCCGGAACCGCCTACAACCTGGTCGGCACCCGGCAGATCCTCGACTGGACCGGCGCCACCGGCGTCACCGCCCCCGGCCAGAACCTCGTCAGCTAGGAGACCCGTCATGCCCACATCCGACGCTGAGGGCAAGGACTGGTCCCTCACCTGGTTCCGCCACCACCTGCCCAACACGGTCACCGACGTCGGGCCTGGCGAAGGCACCTACGCCAAGCTGTTCCGGCCCGTGCACGAAGGCGTGTGGTGGACCGGCATCGAAGCGCATCGACCGTACATCCAGCGCTTCAAGCTGAAGTCGACGAAGACGCGGCGGATGTACGACGAGATCCACGTCGAGGACGTCCGCGAGTCGGCAGACCACCTGTTCCACCGCGACCTCGTGATCTTCGGTGACGTCCTGGAGCACGTCGAGCGCGACGACGCCGTGGCCCTCCTGGAGCGCACCGTGGCCGCCGGAGCCTGGAACATCCTCGTCTCCGTGCCCATCGTCGACAGCCCGCAGGGTGAGGTCGACGGCAACCCGCACGAAGCCCACCTCCACCAGTGGGACGCGGACGACATGGACGCCGTTATGGCTGGACTCGGCGGTCGGGTCGAGAGCTACAAGGGCTCGACGCTCGGGTGCTGGTGGTGGAACCGTGGCTGACCTCGACATCACGCACCTGAGCTTCCAGCAGCGGCAGCGTGGGCTCCTCGTCCGATACGACGGGATGCCGATCCTCCTGGCTAAGGGCGCTACCTCAGCGGAGCGCGACGGGCACCACGACGGCTACTGCTTCGTCGACAGCAACGGCCGCGCCGTCAGCTACCTGACGGACGCCCTCCTCGACCGTTGCCGCCGCAGCGCACAGGAACGAGAGCAGCACCTGGAACACATGCTCGCGCTGACCCAGCAGCTCAACGCCACCTGACCCCACGGAGAGCACTATGCCTGCTCCGGACTACCAGCGGATCGCGGACCTCGAACGCGATCTGGGCATCGGCCAGCCCGAGCCGGAACCTGCCGTCTACCCCGGCCCGCCCGTCTGCCTGATCAAGGACTGCGACGGCAGCACCGAGGAGATCCGCACCTGGAGTGGGTTTCTCGTGCGCCGCATCCACCTGCACTGACCCCACGGAAGGCCCGCGCCCATGGCCGACAACAAGCAGACCGTCACCCTCGGCTCCACCCTCAACGACCCCGCCGACGCCACCGACCACGGTCCATGGCCCGCGCGCGGTGCCGTCATCGAGATCATCGAACGCGGACGCGCCACCGACGACACCACCGGCGGCAGCATCGTCGTCCCCGACGAGATCCGCATCAACGGGCAGGCGCTCCTGGCCTCCGCCGAGCACCCGGTCAAGGTGCACGACGTCGAGATCGAAGACCGCAGCCTCGTCTACGTCACCGTCACGCTCCTCGCCCGCCGCGTCGTCATCGCAGCCGAAGACGACCTCTAACCCCACCCCGGAGCCCGCGCCATGGCCGAGAACACCGCCATGCCCAACCCGTGCGAGCACGCATGGGAGTACAACAAGCCCGCCCACGCCAGCGCCTCCGTCCGCACCTGCTCCCTCTGCCACACCATCGACGGCGAAGAGCTGATGCGCATCCTCGACGAGTACGCGGCCGAGCAGATGAAGCGGTTCAAGCAGAAGCCGACCGCGCTCACCTACGCGTGGTCCGACGGGCAGACGTTCAGCGTCGTCGACCAGCCCGGCGGCATTCCCGACAGCGCCCGTGAGCGGGCCCTCCTGCGTGGACTACTTGGCCACGCCCTGTCGCAGCTCGACCAGTACGAGATCACCGGACCGCTCGGCATCGCCACCCCGGAGCCGACATGAGTACGACTGCCGACAGCACCCGCCTCATCAAGACCGTTTGGCGCGGGGAGAAGCCGTGGCACTGGAAGGCCCTCAAGACCGGGCACGTCCAGCCGTTCGGCTACCGCACCTACTGGCGCAGCCGCTGGCTGTGGCAGCTGCACCTCACGCCCGTCCACGTCGCCCGCGACAACAGCAGCTGGGAGATCGGCCTCTGCCTCGGCAAGCGCACCATCTTCCTGCTCACCCACCGCTGAACCCCACCCCGGAGCCCGCGCCATGGCCGCAGACCGGTACCCCGAACTCGTGCACGAGATCCGCCTACTTCGGATCCGTCGCGCGCCCACCTGCCACCGTCTCCACCGCCTGCTCCGCTGGCGCTGGGACGTGAGCACCTACGAGCCTCGCGTCACCCAACGTCCCGGCGTGTACGACGGCCGCAACGGCACACCCCACACAGAGGGCTGCGGATTTGGCTACACGTTCACCCGCTGGGGTGCTCTCCGCCGTATCGCCCGCCATGCCTCAGTGACCTGACCCACGGAGCCCGCGCCATGGATCTCCACGCCTGGATCACCCAGCAAGTCGACGAGACCGAGAGCGAAGGCCGGGCAATGCTGGGCGACCCGACGCCGCTACTCCGCCGCTGCGAAGCCGACCGGCGCATCCTCGCCCGGCACCAGGCTTGGCCCAACAGCCACTGGTGCGAAGGCTGCGGCCCCGACCTCGACACTCGGCTGAGTGACTGCCCCGAACTCCTCGACCTCGCCCACGCCCACAGCATGACCGACGAGATCCTCGCCAGCCTCGATCAGTCACAGCCGCCTGAACCGCAGCCGCGCGACGGCCGACGCCTCGGCCTCAGCGACATCCGCGCCACCCCACCCATCACCACCAGCGACGTGCCCGCCGCACTACGCGGACCCCGCTGGAAACCCTGACCACCACCCCACAGGAGCCCGCGCCATGGCCCAGTACCTCGTCACCTACCTCGACGGCGAAGCCGAAACCATCACGGCCGCCAACCTCGAACCCTCCGGCAGCCAGTACATCGCCTGGGTCGGAGACGGATCCGCAGCCGCCTACATCCCCGCCATCAACGTCCGCAGCATCGTCCTGCAGACGGACGCCAAGGCGGTGAGCATCTGATGGCCCGCTACCGCAAGCGCCCCGTCGAGATCGAGGCCGTGCAGTGGACCGAGGACGTGCCCATGCGGACACTGATCGACTTCACCAACGGGCTCGTCAAGCTCAACGACGTCGACCGTGACTTCCACGTCTACGACCGACTTCACGACACCTGGGTCCAGTTCCAGTACGGAGACTGGATCATCAAGGGCGTGCAGAGCGAGTTCTACCCCTGCCGAGACGACGTCTTCGCCGCCACCTACGAGGCGGTGACCGACTGATGGCCACCGTCGAAATGCACATCGCGAACGAGATGCTCGACGACTTCGAAGCGATCCGATCAATGCTCAACGGTCACGAGGTCGGACGCCGACCCAGCCCCACGGCGATGGGCGTCACCATCCTCGACATGCAGATGAACGGCGCACCCGACCAGGCCAAGACTATGGAAGTGACCCTGCAACTCGTCGACGGGCAGCCCAAGATCAGTGGAATCCACTACTGGGACGAACACGGAATCTTCCTCGCGCCCATCGTTCCCTTCCGCAAGGCGGTGACCGGCTGATGGCCCGCCTGCAGATCCTCGAACTCCCCGAAGGCAGCAACGACGACCGGCCGCCATTCGTCCTCGTCGTAGACCAGGTGCCCACCGACGAAGCCGGATTCGACGCCCTCCGCCGCGACCTCGGCACCCCCGACGATCTCCTGGAGCGGATCGGCGCCCGCGCCGTCCTCGTCTTCGAAGACACCATCGACATCCCCGCCAACGACACCAGCGGCTACCTCCGCGAAGCGGAAGCGACGCGAACCCCGGTCGACGAGATGGAAGTACTCCGTCAGCAGGCCAGGCACAGCGAAGAAGCCGAAGCCATCCGGAAGCGCGTCTCCAAGGAACAGAAGACCGCCCTCACCGACGCGCTCGGCATGGACCGGCTCCGCGACTGGGACGACATCCTCAACGCCGCACGCGGCATACGCACACAGCGCGACGCGCAAGCCGAGACGCTGGAACAGGTCCGGCGCCTGCCCGAACAGCCCGAGGCCATCGACGCCAAACAGCCCTTCCCCCCGGCGGAATACCTGAACGGCTACGCCTCCGCCATGCGGGCCGCCAAGCGCTCCACCTACCCGCCACAGCCCACCGAGGCAGGCGAGACCGGACCCGCCACCGATGCCTGACGTCACGGTGAAGCTGTCCGACGGCATCCGCGACGTCACCGTCGAGATCACAGGCGCAGACGACGCACTCCGGCGAGCCGAAGAAACCGCCATCCGCCTCTACGACGCCGCCATCGCAGGCAGCCCCACCGACCGACGCGCCGGCTTCGCAGGCTGGTCACCCAGCAGCAACACCGAACGCAGCCCCGAGGAGGCGTGATGGCCAAGGTCAGCATTCGCGTCGCCGAGTTCCTGGTGCCGTTCTATGAGACGGCCCTGCGCGAGCTCGGCGGCACCGACATCGACAAGCCCCTCAACCTCGACAACGAGGGCACCGTCGTGCTGAGCGCCGACATCCCGGGAGCACCTGGCGATGCTCGCACCATGGAGGCCGACCTCACACTCACCGCCGACCGACCCGCGCACATCCGCAGCGCAACCTACTACGACGGGGGTGGCATGGAACTCGCCACCCTCACGTACTCGTGAGCGGCGGCTGGTCGAACTCGGGGCGGAAGGCGAGGCTGCCCAGAGGCTGGGACCGCATCCGTGCCGAGATTTTGGCCCGGGACAGTACGTGCGTTCTCTGCGGCGTCCGCCCGTCCACGCACTGCGACCACATCGTGGCCATGGCTGACAGGAACGGACCTGCGGATCTTCAGGGCGTCTGTGGACCCTGTCATGATCAAAAAAGCAGTCGGGAAGGGAACGACGCCCAGCGCGCCAACCCCCGGCCCGGACGGAAACGCCCGCCCGAAGCCCACCCCGGAATGAGGTGACCGCCATGCTCACAACCTACGTTCGCGTCCCGCACGGCCAGGACCCGAAGACCGCCGCCCTGACCGAGATCCTGTGGAGCGCACAGAAGAAGCACGTCTTCCTCGCCCGACCCATCGACCTCGCCATCACCCCGATCACCCACGGAGTCTCGCAGCTCGGCGCACTCATGGGCCTCACACCCGATGAAGGGCACGACGCCTACCGCGTCGACAGCGAGACCACGGCATGCCCGCATACCTGATCGTCCATCCGCGCGAGCAGCGCAAAGACGACGTCCTCGTAGAAGACGACCACCTCGCTCTCACCGTCGCCGACGGATGGGCCATCTTCACCGACCAGCACGGCATCTGCCTCGCCATCCCCGCCGCGCTCGGTGCACAGATCCAGCGGGTAGACGAAGAACAGGAGCCTCACGACCAGGAACCCGCGCCGCAGAAGGAGTGATGACCTGTGGCATCCAAGGGACGTGGCCGGCGCGGCAACGCCGAGACCCTCCGCCGGTACTGGACCAGCGGCCCAGGCGCCGCCAAGATCCGCTGGGGCACACCAGGCGACTGGACCAGGTGCAACAGGCAGCTCTCCAAGTACATGGGAGCAAGGGCGCGCGGCTACTGCCAACTCCTCCACCGCCGCAACACCGGCGTGTACACCGGCAGCCGGGCCAACGTCGGCCGACGACGGTGACCACGCTGCACGTCACGCCGATCGGTGACCAGGTCGACCACGACACCAGCACGGCCGAGGTCGAGTGCGTGTGCGGACCGGAGACCAGACCAGTCACCCAGGCCGACGGGTCGGTCGGGTGGCTGCTGGTGCACCACTCCCTCGACGGCCAGGAGCACGCCAGCCCCTAGCCGGCCGCCCACCCGACGGTGCCAGCCCACCAGGCCGGCCGACGGGGCAGGGCAGGCAGGCATGGGGCGAGGCACGGCGACGCGGTCACGGTGATCGTCAGCGTCGTGATGGTGATCGCGAGCTGCGACAGAATCAAGATCAAGCAGGTCGATCCGAGCCCTGTTGATCAAGGGCGGCAAGATCACCAAGACCCCAAATCTCATGATCCAAAAGGGCGTTTCAAGATCACGCAGGCCATGATCCAACCCGGGGATGATCACCCCTCCCGACGATCTTCCCGGATCGGGGCCGTATAGCACCTGGCCCTGCCTACGGGTTTCCTAGGCCCTACCTGCTAGTTCGTGGAACCTCCGGGGCGTCCTGGTGGCGCCCTCGCTGCGGGTTCCTTCATCTGCCCGTGCGCCCCGGTGGCGCGCTCTGACCCTGGAGGTCGTCGTGGGCACTCGTGGACCCATTCCCAAGCGGAGCGAGGAACGTCGTCGCGTCAACAAGGGCGACGGGCCGGCTCTCATCCAAGCCCCTGCGGGGGCGCCGGAAGGCATGCCTGACCTTCCCGAACCGGATCCGCTGTGGCATTCGATCGCTGCAGACTGGTACCTGTCCTTGCGGGAGTCGGGCCAGGCGGCCTTTTACGAGCCGTCGGACTGGGCTGTGGCCCGGTATGCCGCGGACCTGATGTCGAAGGTGCTGCTGTCGGAGCGCGGCCCGAATGGGCAACTGGTGGCGGCCTTGAACTCGGTGATGTCGTCGCTGCTGACGACGGAGGGAGACCGGCGTCGGGCCCGTATGGAGCTGGAGCGGAAGAAGCCCGCTGGCCTGCAGTTGGCGTCGGTGAGCCCTCTGGACTCCTACCGTGACATCGCAGGGGGCTGACGTGATCAAGTACGTCGTCTGTGCGGGCAGTCAGGACGAGGCGCAGGCGTGGGCCCGGCTTCAAGGCATCCCGCAGCAGCAGTGCCTGTACGCCGGCTCGCTGAGGCGGATTGAGGGCCTCCGTGACTTCGCCGTGGTCCGGCTGCGGGGCTTCTTCGACCGGCCGGACCGCGGCGACATCGAGGCATGCCTGCTGCGCAACGACCTGAAGCGGCGCTCCCCGCTGTACGACCGTCGCGGCGATGGAGACTGACGAGCAGGTCCCCGACGTCGTCGAACCCTTCACCCTCGGCCCGACGTGGAAGCGCGGTCCGGACGGCAAGTTCGTGCTGCCCGAGTACACGCTGGGCTGGCAGTGCCTCGCCTGGACCAAGACGTACCTGCAGCACTACGTCGGGAAGGCGTGGCAGTACACGCCGGAGCAGGCGCGCCTGACCTTGTGGTGGTACGCGATGGATCCGGAGACGAACCGGTTTCTGTGGCGGGACGGTGTGCTCCAGAGGTTGAAGGGCCACGGCAAGGATCCGTTGAAGGCGACGTGGGGGGCGTTTGAGTTCGTCGGCCCGTGCCGCTTCGGCGAAGTGGCCGACGAGGGCAACGAGTGGGGTGTCCCGCCGGGGCAGCCGCTCGGCGTGCAGCATCCGGCTGCCTGGGTTCAGATGGCCGCAGTCAGCCAGGATCAGACTCGGAACACGATGACGCTGTTCCCGAGCCTGTTCTCGAAGCGGGCGATCGAGGAGTACCGCATCGACCTCGGCAAGGAGATCATCTACGCCGACAAGGGCCGGGCCCGGATCGAGGCCGTGACGTCGTCTCCTCGCGCTTTGGAAGGTGGGCGGCCGACGGCCACCTACATGGGGGAGACGCATCACTGGCTGGAGTCGAACTCGGGCCACGAGATGGCGGCCGTGATCGAGCGCAACGCCACCAAGTCGGCGGACGGCCAGTCGAGGACGTTGGCGGATACGAACGCGTTCGAGCCGGGCGAGGACTCGGTGGCCGAGCGCACCCGCGACGCCTACGAGGCGGCGGAGGCTGGACGGGCCGTCGACACAGGCCTTTTCTACGACACGCTGGAGGCTCCACCGGAGGCGAAGCTGACGGAAGCGTGGATCGAGCCGACCTTGCGGGCAGTGCGCGGGGATTCGGCATGGCTGGACATTGGCCGGCTGAAGGCGTCGATCCTGGACCCGCGGAACCCTCCGTCTCGATCGCGGCGGTTCTGGTACAACCAGATCGTCGCGGCTGAGGATGCGTGGATGGCCCGCTATGAGTGGGACGCCTGTAAGCGCGACGACCTCCAGCTCGAGGACGGCAACGAGATCGTGCTGTTCTTTGACGGCTCCAAGAGCGATGACGCCACTGGGCTGTGCGCGTGCCGCATGTCGGACGGTTTCGTGACCGCGCTGGGGGTGTGGCAGAAGCCGGCGAACTGGCCGGCGCCGAACACGCCTGGCTTCGTGCCGTATCGGGTGCCTCGGGACGAGGTGCACGGCGTGGTGGAGAACGCGTTCGCCCGGTTTCGGGTGTTGGCGTTCTTCGCTGACCCGGGCTCTGGTCAGGATGACGATGACGGCGAGATGTACTGGGACGCCTTCATCGACCTGTGGGGTCAGAAGTGGGGCCGGAAGCTGGCTTTGCGGTCGGTGCTGTCGGGCCCGAAGGCGCATGCGGTGCGCTGGGACATGCGTGACCCCCGGAATCAGGAGACGTTCACGGAGGCTGTGAAGCGCACGCACGCCGACGTCCTGGAGCGGACTCTGACGCACGACGGGCACAAGACGCTCCGCACGCACGTGATCAACGCCCGTCGTCGGACGAACCGGTGGGGCGTGACGATCGGCAAGGAGCACCGTGAGTCTGCCCGGAAGATCGACTTGGCGGTGTGCATGGTTGGGGCGCGGATGCTGCGCAGGATGATCCTCAACTCGCCGAAGCGTGCCAAGAAGAAGTCGCCGGGCAAGGGGAGGGTGGTGGTGCTGCGATGACCCTCTCCATCCCCGAGCTGCCGCTGGTGTATCTGTCGGACGAGGAGCATGCGCTGATCAACCTGCTGCGGGCCGACTTGCTGCGGGACCGGTGGGCGCTGCAGTTGAGGGATGCCTACTTCAACGGCGAGCAGTTGATCCGGGACCTGGGTATCTCGATTCCGCCGCAGCTCAAGGGCCTGCATACGGTGATCGGCTGGCCTCGGGTCGGGGTCGAAAGCCTGGAGGAGCGCCTGGATTTGGAGGCGTTCCGGTGGGCGGACGGTTCCGATTCCAGCGAGTTGACGGAGATCGCAGAGGCGAACGACCTGTTCGACGAGTCGAGCCTCGCTCACCTGGACGCGTTTGTGTACGGCCGGGAGTACCTGGCGGTCGGTTCGGGTGGCTGCGGCGCGGACGACTGCCCGCCGCTGATCACCGCCGAGTCGCCGTTGGACATGACGCTGATGTGGGATGCCCGCATGCGCATGGGCACCGCGGCGCTCCGCGAGTGCGCCGCTGACAGCTTCATCGAGGCGGGGCCCGAGGAACGGATGCTGGTCCTGTATCTGCCGGATCAGACGGTGATGTGCCTGCCGTCGGAGTCCGGCGGCTGGGAGGTCGTCGACCGGGACGAGCACAAACTCGGTGTCGTGCCGGTGGTGCGGTTGGCGAACCGGCAGCGGACCGCGGACCGGGTCGGCAAGTCGGAGATCACGCCTGAGGTCATGTCGATCACGGATGCGGCGTGCCGACGGCTGATGGGCATGGAGGTGGCAGCCGAGTTCTTCGGCGCCCCGCAGCGCTACATCTTGGGTGCGTCGGAGTCGGCGTTTCAGGACGCCGAAGGCAATGCCCTGGACGCCTGGCAGACCTACATCGGCCGCATGCTGGGCCTGGAGCGGGACGAGAACGGGGAGATCCCGACGGTAGGCCAGTTTCCGGCCCATGATCCGTCCGGCATGACGAAGATCATCGACTTGTATGCGCGGATCATGGCGTCGCAGATGTCGGTCGCCCCGCACGTTCTCGGCTACAGCAGCGACAACCCCGCCTCCGCAGACGCGATCCGGTTCGCCGACAACCGGCAGGTGAAGAAGGCCGAACGCCGCATCCGCCGGTTCGGTGCCGGGTGGCAGCAGGCGATGCGGCTCGCCCTGTGGATCCGCGACGGCGAACCGCCGGACAAGGCTCGGCGGATCGAAACGGTGTGGCGGAACCCGGCAACGCCGACGGTGGCCGCACAGGTGGACGCCACAGTCAAACTCGTTCAGGCCGGGGTGCTGCCCGCCGACTCCGACGTCACGCTGGAGATGGCCGGGTTCACGGAGCCACAACGGCAGCGGATTGCTGCGGACCGGCGCCGGTCGAGCGCTGCTACCGCCGGCCGGTCGATTCTGGACCGTCTCGCCGCAGTGAACGGGCCGGATGGGCTGCCGGACGCCGTGGAGGTGACCGGTGGCGACGACGGTCTCTGACGGGGGCCGCGACGCCAGCCGGTACCGCTCGGCCCAGATCGGCTTGACTCGACTGCTGGTGCGCGACATCCGCGGACTCCGACGGCTGATCATGCCTTCGCGGCTGCGGCAGTCGATGCCGGATTGGCTGGCGGCCATGCAGGCAGTCATCGATCAGTACTCCTTCGCCTCCGCCGCGCTGGGTGCCGAGTTCTACGACGCTCAGCGGGACGCGGCCGGTGTACCCGGCGTGTTCACTGCATCGGTTACCGACCCGCCTCCAGAGGGGAAGACCGAAGCCAGCCTGCGGTGGGCGACCAAGGACGTGTGGGAACGCGAACCCGACGTGGCCACCGAAGCCCAGTCTCAACCTCTCGACGTCCGCCTGGAGCAGGCGGCGAAGAAGGCTGAGGCTGTCGCCCAGAAGCTGGTCGCAGACACTGGCCGTAGCACCGTCTTGGAAGCGGTGCGGCAGGACCCGCAGGCGACAGCGTGGGCGCGAACGGCGGCGCTCGGTGCATGCGCCTTTTGTCGTTTGCTCGCAGCGCGCGGGGCTGTGTTTAAGCGGGACACGGTGGGCTTCCGAGCCCACGACGGCTGCCACTGTGCGGCAACTCCCGTTTTCCGGGGGCAGCGCTTCGAACTGTCCCCGCAGGCGGCGGAGTGGGCGCGGTTGTATCAGGAGTACGCCGCGGGCCATTCCGGCAGCCAGCTTGCCCGGTTCCGGCGGGCGCTGGCCGAGCACGACCCGAACCCGCTCCCTGGAGCGTTCTGACCCTGGCCGCCCTGGTGGCGGCCATTCCCTTTTCACCAGCCCCTGGAGGGCCGATTCGTCATGCCCGAAGAGACCGAGCAGACCAGCGAGCAGCAGACCGACTCCGGCGCCGAGGAGACCGTCGACGCGACGGCCACCGATGCGACGGACGGTACCGAGCAGCAGGAGACCGCCCCGGAGGCGGACACCGGCAGCCGCGAGGAGCCGTTCGACCGGAAGAAGTTCGAGGCCGAGCTGCGGAAGAAGAACAGCGAGGCCGCGAACCTCCGCAAGCGCCTGAAGGAGCTGGAGCCGGCGGCCGAGGAGCTGCAGCGCATCAAGGACGCCGAGAAGTCGGAGTCCGAGCGGCTCAACGACCAGCTGCAGCGTGCGCGGGATCAGATCGCGAAGACGCGTCAGAAGCTGGTCCGCTCCCAGGTTCAGGCGCTGGCCATGCCCGGGTTCGCGGACCCGGAGGACGCGGTTGGCGCGCTGGATCTCGACTCGTACATCGACTCTGACGGCGACATCGACGAGGCGGCCATCAAGGCGGACCTCGACGCGCTCCTCGAGCGCAAGCCGCACTGGGCGAAGACCCAGCCCCAGGAGGGCCCGCGGCGTCCCGCACCGGACCGCACACAGGCATCCGGTGCCAACAAGAAGCAGGCCCCCAACCCGGCGGATGAGTTCGCCGGGTGGCTGAGTTCGCGGCTTCCTGGCCGCTGAAAGAGGACATCATGGCTACGGCCCCCATCACCACCAGCAGCGTCCCCGGTGAACTTCTGCCGCGGACCATCACCGCCCCGATCTTCGAGAAGTCGGTCGAGGCGTCTGCGGTCATGGCGCTCGCCCGGCGGGCGCCGCTGTCGCTGGACGCGACCACGTCGGTGCCGATCCCGATGGACGTGCCGACCGCCGACTGGGTCGGGCAGGCGGCGAAGAAGCCCCTGTCGACCGGTGGCGTCGACGTCAAGCAGATGCAGGCGAAGAAGCTGGCCGTGCTCATCCCGGTGGCGATGGAGGTCGCCCGGACGAACACGGCGGGCCTCTACCAGCAGCTGCAGAAGGATCTGCCGACCGCGTTCGCCCGGGCCTTCGACCACGCGGCGATCCACGGCAAGACGATGAAGGGCGCCACTGGTCCCTTCTCCGAGTACCTGGCGGCCACCACCAACGCGGTGACGCTGGGCGACGCGACGCAGGCCCAGGGCGGCATCTGGGCCGACCTGGTCACCGGCATGGAGCAGGTTATCGACGGCGACTGGGACTACACCGGCACCGTCGCCGACCACCGGCTGAAGCCGAAGCTGCTCCTGGCCACCGACACCACGGGCCGTCCGATCCTGGTGGACACGCAGACGCCGGGCACGGACATGGCGGCGGCCGGCACGCTGATCGGCGAGCCGCTCGCCTACTCCCGCAGCGTGTCGGGCAAGCAGCGCCGCCAGTCCGCGTCGACGGACACGGGCCTGCGGGCGATCGGCGGCGACTGGTCGCAGGCGGCTTACGGCGTGGGCATGGACATCACGGTCCGTGTCTCCGACCAGGCCACCTACGTTGACGAGGACGGCGGCGTGCACTCGGCGTTCCAGGAGAACCTGGTGCTGCTGCTGGCGGAGGCGTACTACGGCTTCGTCATGGGCGACGTCGACGCGTTCGTCAAGTTCCAGGGCTCTGCGAGCGGTTCCTGATGGGGGCGGTCCCGGCTTCCGCGCCGGGCGGGACCGCCAAGCCGCTGCGGGTGGTGGCCCGCTTCCATGCGTTTCCGCCGGAGCACAATGCGGGTGCCGAGCACATGCTCGCCAGCATGCTTCGGCCGCTGGTGGAGCGTGGCCACGACGTGCAGGTGTGGCTGTCCCGCTACGGCAAGGCCCACGAGGAGTACGAGTACCGCGGCATCAAGGTGGTGCCGCTGGAGTCCCGCCTGGACTTTCCGTCGGCGGTGCGCCGCGCGGATGTGCTGCTGGCGCATCTGGAGACGGTGTCGTCGACGGCGTCCCTGGCCCGGGGCTACGGCAAGCCGCTGGTCGTGGTGTGCCACAACACGCACCGGCCGACGTTCCGGGACGCTGCGGCAGGCGGGACCACGCTGGCGGTCTACAACAGCCAGTGGATGGAGCGGGAGGCGGAGCTGTTCTTCGCCGAGTACCCGAAGGCCATCCGGCCCACCGAGTCGCTGATCGTGCGGCCTCCGGTGTTCGCCGACGAGTACGCGACGAAGCCCGGCAAGGCCGTCACGCTGATCAACTGCAACCCGGAGAAGGGCGGCAAGGTGCTCGACGCGCTGGCCCGCCGAATGCCGGACCAGCAGTTCATCGCAGTGAGGGGCGCCTACGGGCAACAGATCCTGCCCGACCTGCCCAATGTGGAGATCGTCGACCACGTCCGCGGCGAGGACATGCGGCAGCGGGTGTATGCCCGGACTCGGGTGCTGCTGATGCCGTCGTCCTACGAGTCGTGGGGCCGGGCCGGGGTGGAGGCGCTCGCCAGCGGTATCCCCGTCCTGGCTCACCCGACGCCGGGCCTATGCGAGTCGCTCGGTGAGGCCGGGGTCTTTGTCGACCGCAACGATGTGGACGGCTACGAGGCGGTCCTGCGGAGGCTGCTGTCGGCTGCCGAGTACCGGCTGGCGTCGAAGCGGGCGAAGGCTCGGTCTGCGGAGCTGGATCCGGCCGCTGATCTGGCGGCGTGGTGTGCGGCTGTGGAGTCTCTGGCCTGAGGAGGGCGTCATGGCATTCGTCCCTCCAACCGCCGAGCAGCTCAGCCTGTATTTGGGGCTGGGCGAGATCGACGGTGCACGTGCTGACCTGCTGATCACGTCGGCGATTGCTCTCTGCCAGACGATCGTGAAGCCTCTCCCTGAGGGTGCTGAGGCGGTCGTCCTGTCGGTGGCAGGCCGCGCCTATGTCAACCCGCAGCAGGTGTCTTACGAGACGATCGGCCCGATGTCGGTGCAGCGACCCCAGGGTTCTGGCGGCCTGTATCTGACGAAGGCCGACAAGTCGGCGTTGAAGTCGCTGGCTGGCCGCGGTGGGGCGTTCACGATCGACCCGACCCCGGCGGATGCGGATCCGTCGCCGACGTGGCCTGTCGACGACCTGGGCTTCGCTGACGAGTTCGAACCGGGCTGGGGGTACAGCTGATGCCCGCCCCGTACCCCTTCGGGGAGACTGTGCGGATCGTCCGCACCGGCCCGTCGCCGGGCCGCGGCCCTCGCGGCCAGCCGCTGCCTGGACCCGACGAGTCATTCGACATCCCGGGCTGCGTGGTCGCCCCCAGGGCGGAGACGCCGCAGGTGGGCGGCGAACAGCAGCAGCAGCGGGACACGGTCATCGTCGGCTGGACCGTGTACGCCCCCGCCGACCAGCCCGGCATGCCGCTCCGCACCACGGACAAGGCCCGCATCCGCGGCGTCGACTGCGACATAACCGGCGAGCCCGGCGACTGGGGGCGTAGCCCGTTCACCGGCACCCGCGGTGTCGTCCAGTTCGCCGCCGACCGCGTCACCGGCTGACCAAGGGAGGTACTCGTGGCTGCCAGGTTCAAGCCGAAGCGGAAGGGCATCGGGCAGATGCTGCGCATGCCCGGCATGGAAGCCGAGATGAGGCGCCGAGCCGAGGTCATCAAGAGCGTCGCCGTCGCCCTCTCCCCAGTCGATCAGCGCAGCCCCAACCCAGGGCACTACAAGGAGTCGTGGGAGACGGACAGCACTCGCCGCGGCGGCCGACGCCGAGACCGCGCTGTCGGCTACGTCCGCAACACCGCCTACTACGCCCGCTGGGTGGAGTACGGCACCGAAAAGGTGCCCGCCCACCACGTGCTGCTGCGGGCCGCACAGATCGGCGGGCGGAACCAGTGACCGTCGTCGTCGACATCGAGGGCGAACTGATCCCGCGCGCTCAGGCCCGATGGCCGGACGCGGTGGTCCGGGACGAGCTGGACAACAACCTGCTCGAGGAACTGCCGACGATCCAGATCACGCAGGTCCCGGCCGGTGAGCTCGCCGCGAGCAGGCTGGCGCGGATGCTCGTCGATATCGACGTGTACGCGGCCACCCGACAGCAGGCGTTCGACCTGGCCCGCGAGGTCGTGGCCTGGGCGGAGCGGGACCTGCGAGGCTCGACCACCAGCACCCTGACCATCGGCCGCGCCGGTGTCGTCACCTTGCCCGCCGCACGCCCCTACGAGAACACCGCCCTGCGTCGCGTGGGCGGAACCTTCGAGATCTTCTGTCACCCGGTTTCCTGACCGGCTGTTCGGCCCGCGCCAGGCCCTTTCCGTTCCCGCCCGTGCGCGGGCTTCACGCATGTCTGGAGACATCATGGTCAACATCACCCGCGCTGCGGATCTGCTGGAGGTCGGCGCCAACGGCGCCGGCTGGACGGCTCCGCTGGGTACGACGTCGCCGGGTGATCCGGCGATCCAGCCGCTGGCTCCGTGGCTGCCGCTGGGCGCGATCTCGGACGACGGTCTGGTGCAGGGCTTCGAGGAGGACTCGGAGTCGTTCACGCCGTGGGGTCTGACGGCGCCGATCAGGACCGCGATCACATCGTCGCTGCGGACGTTCGGGCTGACGGTGTGGGAGACGGGGCGGACGACGGTGCAGGCCCTGCAGTACCGGCTGGACACGGCCGATCTGACGCCGACGGCGGGTCTCACCTCGTTCGCGGAGACCGCGTCGCCGTCGCCGGACCGGCGGGCGTTCTGGTTCGTCGTCCTGGACGGCGACAACTTCCAGCGGGGCTTCTACTGCCCCGAGGCGGAGATCACCGAGCGTTCCGATGTGACGCACAAGCAGGATGAGGTCGCCGGCTACGAGTGGACGATCACCTGCTATCCGGACTCGGCCGGCTTCACCGTGTACCACTTCGACCGGGTGCCGGAGACCGAGGCGTACACCGGGTCCTGAGCTGGTGGGCGGGCCGATCACCGTCGGCGCGGGCCCGGCCCGCCCACCTCACCACTTTCCATGCCCGCGCCCTGTGAGAAGAAGGAGCCCGCGCCGTGGCCACCACGAGCAAGAACCCCAGCACCAGCAGGAAGCCGCGCACGGCGGCCCGTGCCGCATCCCGTCCCGCCACCCGGCGGGCGGTCGAGCCGGATGTGGAGCCGGAGGTCGACGACGTCGAGGTGTCGGCCGCCGAAGCGCAGGAGATCGAAGCCGACGGCTACGTCACCGCGGAACTGTGCGGCCAGGAGGTTCTGGTCGTGCCACCATCGATGTGGCGCACCTCCTGGCAGCGCGCTCTGAACGCCGGGCAGATCGACACCTTCGCGGAGAAGGTGCTGCACCCGGACGACTACGAGTACTACCTCGAAGTCGACCCGATGCTGGAGGAGTGGCTCGACTTCGTCGCGGACGCCAGCGCCAAGTCCGGAGAGCCGCTGGGAAAGTCCGGGGGACGGTCGCGATCTGGCAGGCCCACCCGGAGGCGGTAGAAGCCGACCTCATCGACCGGCACTACGACATCGCCGACGTCCTCACCGGCAAGCGGTCGTGGAGGTGGCTGCGGGTGTTCATCGAGCATCTGCCGCCCGAGTCGCACACCATGACCGCCCTCCGCAACGGCCTCACCCCCGAGCAGATCACCGCCCAGGCGGACAAGGGCGAACCGGAGAAGGCTCCCTGGTCACAGCAGGAACAGCTCCTCGCCGCCGCCGTGGACGCCATCCGGCGCATGGAGTGGACGCTGATCTGCCTCAACACCGACAAGAAGTCGAAACGACCAGATCCGCCTGAGCCGATGCGCCGGCCTGGTGCCGGGCCGCGGAAGAAGAAGGCGCAGCTCACGGAGAAGTCCGCCGACCGGCTGCTGCAACTGCTGCAAGGGGGCGCCGCGTAGGGCGCTGGGAGGAGGCTCCCGGTGCCTGCTATTTCTGTCGGCTCCGTCGAAGTTGATGTTCTGCCCAACGCTCAGGGCATCACGCGCCGGCTGCAGCGGCAGCTGGTGCCTGCCGCGGATGCGGTTGGCGAGGAGATCGGCCGGATCATCGGCCGCCACATCGCCTCGCAGACGGCGCAGGCGATCCGGAACGGTGTGACGACGGGTGGCCGCACCGCGCAGGCCCCGGCCGCACGGCAGGGTCAGCAGACCGGGTCCACGTTTGCCCGGTCCCTGAGGGCTCAACTGCAGGCGGGTCTGGCTGCCCTGCCGGAGATCCGGCTGCGCGCCGACAGTTCGGATGCCCAGCGGGAGCTGGCGGAGATCCAGGCCCGGATGCGGGCACTGTCGGATGCCCGGATCGGTATCGACGTCTCGGCGGCGACGGCGCGGGCTGCGATGGAGCAGCTGCAGGCCCGTTTGGACCGCCTGTCGGCGTCGGATGCTGACGTGCAGATCCGGGTGGATGCTGCGGCAGCATCGGCCCAGCTCGCGGCGTTCAACGCCCAGGTGAACCGGCTGGACGGGCGTACTGCGAATGTTGACGTGGATACTCGGTCGGCGACGGCGAACATCGGTCTGCTGGTCGGTGCTGCGATCACGCTGGGTCCGGCTCTGTTGCCGGTGCTTCCGGTGGCGGCGGCTGGTCTGGGTGCGATTGCGGCTGCGGCGACGGCTGCCGCGGTTGGTGTCGGCTCGATTGCTCTGGTGGCTGTGCCTGCGTTCATGCAGATGGGCAAGGTCATGCAGGCGCAGAAGGCCGCCCAGGACGCGTCGACGCAGGCGTCCCTGCAGGGCGGCCAGGCCGCCTCCCAGGGTGCGCAGAAGGCGCTGCAGATGGCGTCTGCCCAGCAGTCACTGGCGACCGCGCACCGCAACGCGGCCCGGCAGATCGCGCAGGCCGAGCAGGGCGTGTCGGATGCGGTCCGCAACGCCGCGGAGGCCAACGAGCGGGCCGCCGACCAGGTGCGGCAGGCGAAGCAGTCGCTGGCGGATGCGGTGCAGCAGGCCGCGGACCGGCAGCGGCAGGCCGCCGAACAGGTCGCGACGGCCGAGGAGTCTCTGGCGGACGCGCAGCGGGACGCTGTCCGGGCCCAGGAGGATCTGAGCCAGGCCCGCCGCGACGCGGCGCAGGATCTCGCGGACCTGGAGTCGCGGCTGGCCAACGCCAAGCTGTCGGAGCGGGACGCGACGCTGGCCGTGCAGGAGGCGGAACAGAAACTCCGCGCCGTACAGGCGGCTGGCGCCAACGCCTCCGAACTGGACCGGCAGCGTGCGCAGTTGGCCTACGACCAGGCCGTGCAGCGGCTCAAGGACCAGAAGTCCGAGACGAAGGATCTCGCCGCGGAGAAGTCGGCCGCGGACAAGGCCGGTGTCGACGGGTCGGAGCGGGTCCGGGACGCGCAGGAGCGGCTGCAGGACGCGGAGAAGAACGTTGCCGACCAGCAGAAGGCGCTGGGCAAGGCTCGCGAGGATGCGGCCCGGCAGCAGGTGCAGGCCCAGCGGGACATTGCTGAGGCCCAGAATGGTGTGGCTGAGGCGCAGCGGAATGTGGCGCGCACTCAGGAGGACGGGGCCCGGTCGGTGGCCCGCGCCCAGGAGCAGCTGGCGTCGGCGCAGCAGTCGGCCGCGGATTCGATCGCCTCGGCTCAGCGTCTTATTGCCTCCGCGTCGCTCACTGCGGCCGGGGGCGTTGATCAGGCTGCCCTGGCACAGCAGAAGTACCAGGCTGAGCTGGCGAAGCTGACGCCGGAGGCTCGGGAAACGTATGACGCGTTTGTCGGTCTGAAGGACGCGTTCGGCGCCTGGTCCAAGAGTCTGCAGCCGGCCGTGATGCCAATTTTCACGACGGCATTGAACGGTTTGAAGAACAGTTTGCCGGGCCTGACGCCGTTCGTTCTGGCCGCGGCGGATGCGATCAAGGCGCTGCAGGACCGGGCGTCGGCTGGGTTCAAGTCGCCGTGGTGGAAGTCCTTCAAGCAGGACCTCGAAGGGTCGGTCGGTCCGGCGATCGAAGGGCTCGGCATCTCATTCGGCCGGATCTTCAAGGGGATGGCCGGTGTCGTGCAGGCCTTCCTGCCTCACATGGACGGCATCTCCGAGCGGATGCAGCGGATCACACAGCGCTTCGCGAACTGGGGGACCGGCCTGAAGGGCAGCCCCAAGTTCGAGCGGTTCCTCGCCTACTCGTCGGAGCATGGCCCGCTGCTCGCCGACACCTTCGGGAAGATCGGCACAGCGATGCTGGACGTCGGGCAGGCTTTGTCGCCGCTGTCCGGTCCGCTGCTAGAGCTTTTGGGCGGGATGGCGTCGGCGGTGAGCACGCTCGCTACGAAGGCCCCGGAGTTGATCATTGCGCTGTGGGGTTTGCGTGCTGCGACGTTTGCGTGGCAGATCGCCCTGGTGCTGTGGTCGGGCGCGATGTGGCTGGCGTCCGCTGCCATGGCCGCATTCAATCTGATCTCCAAAGCCGGCCCGTGGGGCTGGATTGCGCTCGCGGTGATCGCCGTCGTCGGCGTGATCGTCCTGCTGTACACGAAGTGCGAGTGGTTCCGGGACGCGGTGAAGGCCGTGTGGTCGGCCATCCAGACCGCGGCTGTGGCGGTGAAGGACTGGCTGGCCGGCCCGTTCGCGGACTTCTGGACGAAGACCCTCCCGGGCTTCTTTACGACCGGCTGGGGCTACATCAAGTCGTGGGTGCTGTACCCGATCCGGGACTTCTTCACCAAGAAGATCCCGGGCTGGGCTGTGGACTTGCAGACCCGGGTCGTTGGTGCATGGAACTCTGCTCGGGACGGACTCCTCGGCGGCTGGAACAACATCAAGTCGTGGGTGATCTATCCGGTGCGGGACTTCTTCACGAAGACGGTGCCCGGCTGGGGTACGACGCTGCGTGACGCGGTGGTTGAGGCGTTCGTGAAGATGGCGGAGAGCATCAAGGACTCCTGGGACAAGATCAAGGGGTATGCGAAGGCACCGATCAAGTTCGTCGTGGACACCGTGTACAACACGGGCATCCGCGGCGTCTGGAACAAGATCGCGTCGGCGTTCGGTGCGGACAAGCTGCCCTACTTCAAGTTCGCGTCCGGCGGCATCATGCCTGGCTACACGCCGGGCCGGGACGTCCACGAGTTCTACTCTCCGACCGGGGGCGGTCTCGCCCTCTCCGGCGGCGAGGCCATCATGCGCCCCGAGTTCACCCGGGCGGTCGGCACGGGCTTCGTCAACACGATGAATGCCGTGGCGAAGTCCCGCGGTGCTGGCGGCGTGAAGGCTGCCCTTGCGCCCGCCTTCGGCGGCAATCCGATGACGCCGACGGACACGTCGCTGAAGTACGCGTCGGGCGGCACGTTCCCGATGCAGCGGTTCGCGGATGGCGGCGTCTTCGGCTGGATCAAGGACAAGGCGACGGCCGCGCTCGGTGTCGGCTCCGCCGCCTGGAACAAGATCAAGGAAGGGGCGTCGTGGCTGGGTGACACCCTGGAGCGGTCGGCAAGGGCAGGCGTCAAGAACGTCGTCGATCCGCTGCTGAAGTCTTTCCCTGGCATGGATACCGGCTTCGGCAAGATGATCCGTCGCATCCCGGACAAGATCATCGACACGTTGTTCGGGTACGCCAAGGAAGCCGACAAGAAGGGCGGCTCCGGCATCGGCGGCCCGAAGATCCAAGCCGCACTCAAGTGGGCCAAGACCCAGAACGGGAAGCCCTACCAGTGGGGCGGCAACGGCAACCCCAGCTGGGACTGCTCCGGTTTCATGTCGGCGATCGAGTCCGTCATCCGAGGTCAGAAGCCGCACCGCAGGTGGGCAACCGGTGCATTCTCTGGCAGGACCGCTCCGCCCGGATGGGTGTACCACGGCGACTCTGCGTTCCGCATCGGCATCACAAACAGCGGAGTGGGCCACACCGCGGGCACCCTCGGCAAGACCAACGTCGAGAGCAGGGGTGGTGACGGCGTCATCGTCGGCAGCCGAGCCCGCAGCTACAAGGACAGCCTCTTCACCAGCTGGTACGGGTTCGAACCCGGCAAGTACGACAACGGCGGCATGCTGCAGCCCGGCTTCAACCTCGCCTACAACGGGACGGGGCGGCCAGAGCCGGTGCTGACGGGCAGGCAGTTCAACCAGCTGGCCCGCGGAGGATCTGGCGAGCCGATCACCGTGGAAATCCACACACAGGACCGGGCGCTCGCCGACTTCATCGACGTCCGCGTCCTCGACTCCCAGCAGCAGCTCATCCAGGTCATCAACGCGAACTGAGGAGGCCACCACCTTGGCGATCCCCGGGAACCTCCTCAGTCCGACCACCGAGATGGTCGACCCCAACACGTCCGGCTGGACGACCAAACTCAACTGCACGATCAGTAAGGGGGGCGGCGGCCGGAACGGCGACGGCTGCCTCCTCGTCAAGTCCATTGCCGCGGGGGAGACGCAGGTCCGCACCGTGTCTTCCTACACGGTCACCCCCAGCGTCACCTACCAGACGTTCGCCGACGCCTCCGGAGCCACCGTCCCCGAACGCATCGGCATCCGCTGGCTCGACACGGCCGGCGCAGAGATCAGCATCACGTGGTCTCTGGTCACCATGACCGCCGCCGCAGCATGGCACCGCATCAGCGTCGCCGGCACCGCCCCGGTCGGGGCGGCCAAAGCCCAGGTGCTGCTGTCGATGATGACGCCGGCCGCACCGAACGTCGTCTCCTATTTCGAGAACGTCTACCTCGGCCTGCCGCTGCGCACGACGGGCAATCTGTTCGGGTTCGGCACCGAGTCCACGGAGATCGACGCATCCGGTTGGACACCCGAGGTCAACGCGACGGTCTCCCGGCAGGTGCCGGTCGTCTCCTGGGCCGTCGACTGGTACTGGGCGGGCGGCCACACCCTCGCCGTCACTGCCACCGCCGCAGGCAACGCGGCGGCGGCGACCGTGGACCGGCCGTCTGTGACTCCGGGCGTCGAGTACCTGGCCTACGCCTATCTGCAGCCGCCGACCCTGTCGTCGGTGGCCTGGCTGGAGCTGCGCTTCTACGACGCCAACGGCAACCAGATCCAGGCCACCAGAGCCGTGCTGGCGCCGCCGGGCACCGGCTTCTACCGGCAGCTGCTGTCCGCGGTCGCACCGGCAGCCGCAGCCACCTGCGGGATCGCCGCAGGCCTGGACGGTGCCGCGGCCGGGCAGGTGCTGCGCCTGGAGACGGTCGTCGTCCGCAACCTGGTCCCGCTGGTCACCGGCACCGTCCTTCCGTACTCCAGCAGCAGCTTCGAGCAGGGCACGGGCGGCTGGACGGTGACATCAGGGCCGGCCACACTGGCCCGGTCGACACCGTGGGGTGCCGCCGCCTACTCGGGCAACTACTCGCTCACCGTCACAAGCGCAACAGCAGCCACGTCGACGCTTCGCTCGCCGCTCGCCCCGGTAACGGACGGCGTGAACTGGCGGGCACAGATCATCGTCCGGCACAGCGTCGGATCGTGGACGTCCGTTAGGGTCCGCACCCACTGGTACGACAGCGGCGGCGGCGACCTCGGCACCAGCACAGGCCTCGCCTACGCAGTACCGCCCGGCTCCTGGTACCTGCTCACCTCAGACGCGACAGCCCCCGCCGGGGCCACACAGGCAGCAGTCGAAGTAGTGCCGGTCGCGGCAGCAGCGGCATCGGTGCTGTGGGTGGACGGGGTCGCCCTGTGGCAGGTGCTTCCCCTGATCGCCGTGGAGGCGGTCTCGGCGGGCGGCTACATCCAGCTGACGCTGCGGGAGCTGCCCGCCGACTACCTGATCAGCGTGTACCGGATCACCCCGGACGGGGCACGGACCCTTGTCCGCGGCCCGGACGGGCTGATCAACCAGCAGCCGATCGACAGCGACGCCATGGTCCTGGAGGACCACGAGGCGCCGATCGGCGTCACCGTGTCGTACCGCATCGAGCTGTACAGCACCACCGGCGTCCTTGCGGCCACCCGCTCCTCGGAGCCGGTGACACTCAGCCTCGCTGACATCAACACGTCCTGGTTGAAGGATCCGGCGAACCCACAGCGTAACTGCCTGGTGCTGGTGCAGCAGGCGCCGGAGTGGGAGCGGCCGATCGAGCAGGCAGCGTTCGTGATCCGAGGCCGCCGCAACAAGGTCGTGCTGTCCGGCAGGCGGCAGGGCCTGGAAGGCGACCTTGCGATCTGGACCCGCACCGACGCCGAACGGGAGGCCCTGCACCTGCTGCTGGACTCCGGAAACGTCCTGCTGTGGCAAGCCGCGCCGGGCATGGGCGTCGACGACATGTACGTGTCCGTCGCCACCATCTCCGAGGGCCGCATCGGCAAGCTCGCCCAGGAACAGTGGCGGACGTGGACGCTGCCACTCACGGAGCAGGACATGCCCGTCACCGCCGGGGTCAACGGGGCGGCAGGCAGGACTTGGCAGGACGTGGTCGCCGAGTTCGCCACCTGCGCCGATCTCCTCACCGTGTACGCCACCAGCGAGGATCTGCTGCTCGACCGCCGAATGGGGTGAGCCCGTGTACCCCGTCTCCGACCGGTTCCTCGCCCGCCTCGCCGAGAGCCACCGTGTCGCGACCCGCGTGCAGCTGTTTCTGACGACAGGCGAGGTCGTCGACGTGGAGTACACGGGCGGATCGGTGACGGTCGACCGCGGGCAGGCCATCCGCCGCACCTGCACCGTCACCGTCGCCGACCCGTCCGTCATCCCCCGCACACCCACCGACCAGCTCGCCACCTACGGCGCCCGGCTCCGCATCTCCCGCGGCGTCGACTACGGCAACCCCGACCAGCCCGAGCTGGTGCCGCTGGGCGTGTTCAGGCTGGACACGGTCGACGGTGACGTCAACGAAGGCCCAGTCAACCTCGCGGGCAAGGATCTGTCCGCGTGCGTCGCCGACGACAAACTCACCGAACCGTATTCGGCGACCGGCACCGCCGTCGGCGCCGTCACCGCCCTCATCCAGCGCAGCCTCCCCGACGCGGACGTCATCAGCCTCATCGACGACGCCCCCATCGGCCGCCGCACTTTCGACATCCAGGCCGATCCGTGGGCCGGCGCGCAGGAGATCGCCGCGGCGGCCGGGGCAGAGGTGTACTGCAATGCGGACGGCGTGTTCGTGATCGCCACGCTGCCGGACTTGCTGGAAGCAGATCCGGTGTGGGCGGTGGAGGCCGTGGAGGGCGGCGTCTACATCAAGGGCAACCGGGCCATGACCAGCGACAAGGTCCACAACGGGATCCTGGCGTCCGGCGAAAACACCTCCGACAGCGTTCCGCCGGTGTCGTGGCTGGCCGTCGACGACGACCCGGGCTCGCCGACGTACTGGGGCGGGCCGTTCGGCCGCCGCCCCGACTTCTACTCGTCGAGCACGCTGACAACGCTCGCGGCCTGCCAGCAGGCGGCAACGCTGAAACTGCGGCAGGCCAAAGCCCCGAACGCCACCGGCGACATCAGCGCCCTGCCCAACCCGGCACTGGAACCGGGGGATGTCATCCGCGTCACCCACGAAGACGGCACCCGCGAGCTGCACCAGGTGGCCGCGTTCACGGTGCCGCTGTCCCAGGAGGGCGACCTGCCGATCTCCACAATCGCGGCGAAGGAGGACGCCTGATGCCCGACCGTCCCGCACCAGCCGTGCACCGCGACCTCGCCTGGGCGATTGCGCAGCGGGCCACCAGGGCGGGGGAGTCGGCACCGTCAGTGCGGGGGGCGGACTGGCGGACCGCTGTCGTCACCGCCGTCGGCGGCGACGGCACCGTGGCCGTGGACGGCATCCCGGCGATCCGCTGCCTGGAAACCTACTTGGCGCCCAAGGTCGGCGACTGGATCGTCATTGAACAGTCCAGCAGCGGAAACTGGATCACCCCCGGCCGTCCTGCGGCGGCTTCCGCGCCCAGCGGGGTCTGGACTGCTATCCCGCTCCTCGCAGGATTCACGACGCCTCACAGCATTTTCGGGCCCGCCCAATACCGGGTGATCACCGTTGCCGGGACGGTCCGTGTCGAACTCCGCGGTTCGATCGCGTGCTCCACAGCGGTCACTGCCCAGACGAACGTCTCATCGGCACTGCCCTCGGCTGCACGTCCGCCCTATGCGCGGTCGATGCCGTGCCGCCGCCAGCTCACCTCAGACACGAAAGGCGTCACCGTCATCGAAGTCACCACCGGTGGTGTCCTGCAAATCCATGGTCTTGGCTCGCCGAACCAGACGACGTGGGTGGCGATCGACGGCTGCTACTACGACATCTAGGAGGCCCCCTTGCCCACTCCAGACGCCTACGGGCAGGGCATCCAGATATGGTCGATGACCGACGCCCCGAGCATCCCCGATGCGATCAAAGCGGTAGCGGACGGACTGATCCCGCGCAGCATCCTGCGGTTCGCGTCAGCGTCGGAACGCGGCGCGACCCTCGTCGACGATCAGGCACCGGTCGAGGGCATGATGGCCTGGTTGAAGGACCAGAACCTGCTGACCCTCTACGACGGAAGCAGCTGGTCGGTGGTCGCCGCGGGAAGCCAGGCGTGGACAGCCCCGGCACTGGCCACGGGCTACACCAACAACGGCAACTCGAATGGCACGGTCCGCTGGCGCAAGGTCAACCTGTTCGGTGAGGACGCCATCATGTGGTCCGGCGGCCTCAACGTCACCTACGTGGGCGCAGGCTCAAGCCCCGCCAACGGCGGCATGTTCCTGTCCACGACGATGCCTGCAGGGGCCCGCCCCACATCCCGCCGCACTGTGACCGCCGCCTGCTCCGGCGTGAATTCCGACCAGCTGTCCATGAAGATCGACTTCAACACGGATGGCACCGTCACCATCGTCGCCAAGGGCGGCGCCGAGCCACCGTGGATCAGCCTCAACAACATCATGTACACCCTGTGACGAGCACGCCCCGCGCCGACCCGGCCCGGGGCCTTTCTCATCTGGAGGCCTCATGGCCAAGACCGGTCCGCAGCGCTACCCCGGCGCATCCACCGCCTACTGGCACCAGTCCCGGTACGGCGGCACCGCCATGGAGTCCAACGTGATCGTCTGGCACACCACCGAAGGAACCAGCCTGCCCTCCTATGGTGGTGGCGCGTCGGCCCCGAACTTCACCGCCAAGCCGGACTTCACGGCGAAGCGACTGGTCTGGTACCAGCACTTCGACTTCGACGTCTCATCCCGCGCCCTCGTCAACAAGAGCGGCGGCGTGGAGACGAACACGCTGAACGTCTGCCAGGTCGAGATCGTCGGCACCTGCGACCCGGCCACCCACAAGAAGTGGGGCAGCACCCCGCACCTGTACACGCCGGAACTGCCCGACTGGGCCGTCCGCGACCTGGCCGCGTTCGCGAAGTGGGCCCACGACCACCACGGCGTCCCGCTCACCAGCGGCGTGACCTTCAAGGCGTACCCGTCCAGCTACGGCGCGAGCAGTGTCCGTATGTCCGCCTCGAAGTGGAGCAGCTACCGCGGGCACTGCGGGCATCAGCACGTCCCCGAAAACGATCACGGCGACCCCGGCCTGCTGCCCATGGCCGCAATCCTCGCCCGCGCCGCAGGCAAGACCACCACCCCCACCGATCAGCAGGAGGACGACATGCCCAGCGCAGCAGAGGTCGCCAAGGCCGTCTGGACCTACGGCATCGAAAACCAGTTCCGCAAGGACTCCAAGGGCCAGCCCCGCAAGATCGCCGCCCAGGACTTCATGGAGTACGGCGACAAGCACCACGACGACCTCATGGCCCAGCTCAAGACCCTCACCGCGGCCGTCAACAAGCTCACCGCCGCCCTCACCAAGGAGAAGTGACCATGAAGATCTTCGGCAGAGAGCCTGCCCTCATCATCGCCGGAGTGTCCGCAGGCCTCAGCCTGCTGGTCACCTTCGGGTTCGGCCTGTCCGCGGAGCAGGCGGGCGCGATCGTCGCCGTCATCTCCGCCGTGTTCGCCGCAGCCACCGCAGCCGTCACACGGCCCATCGCGCCCAGCGCGTTCACCGGACTCGTCGCCGCGGTCGCCGCACTCCTCGCCGCCTACGGCCTCGAACTGTCCACCGAGAAGATCGGCGCCCTCAACGCCGTCGTCCTCGCCGGACTCGCCCTCCTCACCCGCGGCCAGGTCGCCCCCGCCAACCCGAGCACACCGGCCACCGCCGAACCCCCGCGGACGGTCTGATGACGTGCCGTGCGGCCCGGCGGCTGTACAAGACGCTGGGCCGCCGCGGCTGCTTCCTCCTCATCCTCGGCACCGGCAAGACCTGCTGGGGCCTGTCCTTCCTCTTCGACCCGCCAGCCGACCACGGACTGAAGCTCCTCACCGACGTGTGCAGCCTCCGCCACTGGTCGTGGCTCTGGATCGTCGCCGGACTCGTCACCACCGGCTCCGCGTTCCTCCGGATCGGCCGCGACAAGATCGGGTTCGCTGTCGCCCTGATTCCCCCCACGGTGTGGGCATCCGCCTACACAGCTGCTGTCATCAGCGGCTACTACTCCCGCGGCGCCTACGTCGCACTCTGGTATCTCACCTCCCACGTGGGGGTCATCCTGTGGGCGGCCACGGTCCCCGAGTACTCGGTCCCCCGCGCACCGAGGCCTGCCCGGAGAGGCAAGGCCGCATGAACGCAGCAGCCATCGTCGTCACGGTGCTCGGGTCGGTGCTCACACTCGTGGGCGTCTCGTTCACCGCCCGAGCTACGACCCGAGCCGCCCAGGCCACCGCTCGGGCGAACACGGCGGCGGCACAAGCGGCGGCCGAACCCAACCAGCGGGCCGCTGACCTGGCCGCGTTCCAAGCGATCCGCAGCGACATGCAGGAAGAGATCGAGGAACTCCGCACCGAAACACGGTCGATGAGATCCCTGGTACGGAGCTTCGCAGGCTACGTCCTGGACTTGACGACGCAGATGCGGCGGCACGGCATCGAACCCCCGGCGCCGCCGGCCAGGGTCGACGAGTACAACCGAACTGGAGTCTGAGCATGCCCGACCCGATCCCTCTCCAGCCGCGGCAGGATCCGGGGGCTGCTGACGCAGGCAGCCTCGAGCGGATGGGCCGCATCGACCCGCAGCCCATCCCTGAACCGGCCACCCAGCCGTTCCAGGAACCGGTCTATCCCGGCCTGCCCGACGGGTACATGCCCGACGAGCCAGCGTAAGGAGCATGCACGGATCGGGGTTGGGGGCGAGACTGGGTGCATGAGCTACAGCGACCTCGACAACTTCCGCGCTCCCGTGGTCCTGTGCTGTTCGACCCGAGTGGGCGGTCGAGAGATTGCCGAAGTGCAGGAGGTACCACGCTCGGCTTGGGATGACGCTGACGAACTACTACGGGACACCCTGAAGGGCGCGCTGCGTAGCAGACTCGGCGACCGAGTCCTCATCGCTCCGGGCGACCTGCCAGACTATCCGGTGATCGGTCGGGAGCCCGTCCACGTCCACGTGCCAACCGGACTGGAAGACCAGATGTACCGCGAGGCGCTGACTGAGGGCGCTGACTTCTGACCTGTCGCGTGAACAACGCCCCCGCCACTGCTTCGGCAGTCGGCGGGGGCGCTTCCTCATGCTCAGGGTGCGAGCTGCTTCTTCACCTCGGCGACGTTCGGGCCGGAGTCCGTGGACGGCATCTGCCAGCGGTGCGCCTTGTTCTCGCCGTCGATGTAGATCAGCGTGCCGCCCTTCGCTTGGGCTGGTGTCAGGTCGAAGACCTTCGCCCGCCACTGGTAGGCGCCCGGCTGCACCGGGTCGGCGTTGTTGTACTTGTCCATGACGACGTTGAAGGCACTGCCGCCGCCCTCGCCGATCATCTCCCCGTCTGGGGCCATCCACGTCCAGCCGCCGCCGCTAACCGGCGCCGGCTCGTCGGCGGCGACCGCGGTCATCGCCTTGTCCTTCATCGTGACGACAGCGAACACCCCGTTCTCCGCGGTCTCACCAGATCCCTCCTTGACGAAGACGACCGTGTCCGGGGTGATCTCCAGGACGCCCGTCCCGCCGTCACCCGTCGTCTGGGCTGCCTTCCCCAACGCCAGGCCCTCGCCGCCTTCCCCGCCACCGGACGGTTCCCCACTGGACGGCTCGCCGCCACCCGTCGGGTCACCACTCGAGGTCGGTTCGGCCGGTGAAGACGTCAACGGCCTCTCCGTCGGCTTGTCGCCGTCCCCTCCGCCGCACGCTGTGAGGACCGCCAGGAGCAGGACGGCCGTAGCCGCAGTCACGCGAACACGCATAGATCCCCCCAAGGCTCGATCGGATCACGGTAGAGCAGATGTGAGGGGACTGTGAGGGTAGGTTACCGGTCCGTGACAGTCGCCGCCTGATCGGGTGATACCTGCCGAGTCGACCGTCTGCGTAGAATCGCGACAGCTGTGGATTGCTGGTTGAGGGCCGGGTCGCAGCATTGCCGCTGGTTGTGGGCCGGGCATCACTCCCATTCGAGAGCGAGACATGATGCTCACCGGCCAGATCGTCGACCTGTACAGCGCCCACCTTCAGTTCGCAGGCAGCCTGCTCGCGGCGCTGATTACCCTCCGGTGGGGAGGCTGGAACCGAGACTGAACCACTGCGCCCCCGCTCCCCTGCCGCGACAGGGGAGCGGGGGCGCAGTGGCGTTTACTTGCCTTCTCGGATCGCGTCAGCCACGTCACGAAGAGCTGCCCCGACGGCGAGCAACGCTTGGATCTGCGCGACAGCAAGGAGTCGGGCCTCCGCTGCATGCTGTTCAGCGCCTGCTGCATCCCAGGACTGTTGCGCGTTGTCGAGCGCCCGCGCCTGTAGTTGCTCATAGTTCAGCTCTGTCATCTCCACCCCTTCGTCGCGTTCCGGCGCCGCGAGTCTGTCGAAGTTGAAGCCGACTGTCAGCAGGGCCTCGGGAGGAGTGGTAGCGCATAACGTTCCCTTGAGTGCAGCTTCCTGACCGGCTTTCGGGACACGCGGCGCTACAGAATAATGACCGTTATCCTGTACGCATGGCCGACCTTCCCGCGATCCCTCAAGCGACCTTCATCGAGCCGACTGGCGCCCCGCAGCTCCGCCTCCGCGGCAACCCGCCCGCCTCCTCACCGGAAACGCTCATCGATCTGCTGCGCCAAGCCGGCGCCGATGGCGGGGTCGTTGAAGCCACCGAGACCTGGCTTGCCCGCCGCAAGTCCCTCCACAGCAAGACGGCCTACGCCAAAGATGCCTCCTGGTGGCTCGCCTGGTGCGCCGCCGCCCGCACCAATCCTGCGCTGGCCCGCCCACTCCAAGCCGACCAGTACGCCGCCGCCCTCCAAGATGCCGGACTCGCCAAGGCCACCCAAGCCCGCCGTCTCGCCGCCGCCTCCAGTTGGTACGCATACCTCGTCCGCGCGGAAGCCGCCGACCGCAACCCCTTCCTCGGCATGGAGCGCCCATCCGTCTCCGTGGACGACTCGCCCACCCAAGGCCTCTCGCCCGACCAACTTGCCCGCGTACTGCGGTACGCCAAGAAGAACGAGAGCGCCCGCACTTACGCGCTGCTCGTTACGCTGGCCACGACCGCGGCCCGCATCGGGTCAGTCCTCTCCGCGACGGTCGGATCCCTGGGTCACGATGAAGGGCACCGCGTCATCCGCCTCCGAACCAAGGGCGACCACCGGAAGCGGTTCGTGCTGGTACCGCTCGCCGTCGAAGCGATCGAGGCCTATCTCCAGGAGCGTGGTGAGGTGCAGCCCAGCGATCCGCTGTTTGCCACCGCCTCTGGCAAGCCCATGGATGAGCCGGCTGCACTCCGCACAGTGCGCCGGGTTGCGAAGGGTGCCGGGATCCCGCACGGCGAGAGGCTGTCTCCGCACTCATTCCGGCACAGCTACGCCACAGCACTGCTGAGCAAGAGCGTGCCGCTCGCCGACGTACAAGACGCGATGGGCCACGCCGACCCGCGGACCACTCGCCGATACGACCGGGCAGCTGGCGCCCTGCACCGCTCACCCTCCTACAAGATGCAGGACGAGATCGCCGCCGCGATGCGCTCAGTCGAGGATGACTGACGGGGTATGAGCAGAGCAACGCCCCCGCGGCCGGCTGGCTGCGGGGGCGTTCTGCTGTCGGGGGCTAGCCCCACCACGTGTCGCTCATGGCGCCTCCCCATGTAGGTGCGGCCTGCCAAGGGGTTACTCCCCACGCCCCGAAGGGTCGCTGCGAACGAGGCAGGCCGCCCAGACACGGTAGGCGTAACTCCCGCCGGTTGTCACCCTGATGGGCTACAGTCGTTTCAACACAACTTCATGCACCTCCCGGTGCGCAGGTCTCGGCTACTTCTTTGGAAAAGTGCCGCCGCGGCCGTCCTTGATCTCGGGAGGCACAGCATCGGGGGTGCCCGGTGCGCAGGCAGCGGATACTTCACAGTTAATCCGACGGTCGCGGGTTCGAGTCCCGCCTGGCGCTGAGGCGTCGGTAGCTCAGTTGGTAGAGCATCGGCACAAGGACCGCAGCCGACTTTGATCTCGGGCACCCCACTGCTGGACCTCCCCTCCAACGCGAGGGGCTTTCTTATGTCTCGATTCAACACGCGCAGCGTCCGCCCGTCCGTCTCCTCACCCGTAACCACGACCGGGGAGAAGACCCGCAACCACGAGGGCGCCCTCGGCCACCTCCGCGACGCGAAGTCCGAGCTCTACCTGCTCGCCGTGTCCAACATGGTCGGCACCGACACCTTCTACGAGGCGGGCGGCGACCGCGACGACCGGTACACCGCCCTCGTCCGGCAACTCGCCGTCGAAGACCCCGACTGGACTGCCGGCCTGCTCGGCTGGCTCCGTCGCGAGGCCAACATGCGCACCGCGGCGATCGTCGGCGCTGCTGAGTTCACCAGGGCCCGTCTCGACGCCCAGGAGTCCGGCCATTCCCGGCAGGTCATCGCCTCGGTCCTTCAGCGCGCTGACGAGCCGGGGGAACTCCTCGGCTACTGGACGTCCCGCTACGGCCGCCGCATCCCCAAGCCCGTCAAGCGCGGCATCGAGGACGCACTCGGCTCCCTCTACACCGAGCGAACCCTGCTCAAGTACGACACCGACTCCAAGGGCTACCGGTTCGGCGACGTCATCGAACTCGTTCACCCCGCCCCGAAGGCCCTGTGGCAGGGCGACCTGTTCGAGCACGCCATCGACCGTCGGCATCACCGCGACAAGCCGATCCCCGAGTCGCTGCAGCTGCTCCACACCCGCAACGAGGTCGCCAAGTGGGACGTGCAGAAGCGGCGCGACCTGCTGAAGCGGCCGGACGCCGCGGACTTCCTGAAGCACGCTGGCATGACATGGGAGGCGTTGGCGGGCTGGCTGCAGGGCCCGATGGACAAGGAGGCGTGGGAGGCGATCATCCCGTCGATGGGCGTGATGGCGCTGGCGAGGAACCTCAGGAACTTCGACGAGGCAGGCGTCTCTGACGAGGTCGCGGCCCGGGTCTGCGCACGGTTCACGGACCCGGAGCAGGTCGCGAGGTCCCGCATGTTCCCGTTCCGCTGGTGGGCCGCCTACAAGCACGCCCCGTCGCTGCGGTGGGCGCACGCCCTGGAGCAGGCCCTCGGCCACTCCCTGTCCAACGTGCCGCGCCTGAAGGGCAGCACGCTGATCCTGGTGGACCGGTCGCCGTCGATGTTCCCGGGCTACGGCTTCTCCACCCCGAACCGGTCGGACATCACGCTCGCCGAGCAGGCCGCCGTCTTCGGGAGCGCGCTGGCCCTGCGGGCGGAGAAGCCGACGCTGGTCGAGTTCGGCGGCGAGTCCAAGGAGCTGACCGTCCCGAGGGGCGGCAGCGTGCTGAAGCTGATCGAGGGCTACGGGCAGATCGACGGCACGGACATCCCGAGCGCGGTGAAGCGTCACTGGTTCGCGCACGACCGGATCGTCATCGTCACCGACGAGCAGACTCGGCCGGGCTGGCTGCCTTCGAACATGCTGGGCCACGGTGGCATGCGGGAGACGGCGATCGACGACCTCGTGCCGAAGGCGACGCCGGTGTACATGTGGAACATGGCCGGGTACAAGCCGGGCGTCATGCCGTCCGGGAAGTCGGGCCGACACACGTTCGGCGGGCTGACGGATCAGGCGTTCCGTATGATCCCGCTGCTGGAGCAGGGGCGTGACGCGCGCTGGCCGTGGGAAGAGCGCCCCGCCGCCTGACCGCCCGTGCCAGACTGGCCGCGGCGCCCGCCTCGCATCCCCCGTCGAGGCGGGCGCCGTTGTGCTGGGGCGCTGGCTCGTTCGCTGCTGTACCGTCTTGTTCAGGCGCGGGGCCTTCACAGCCAGGACGGCTGCTATTGAAAGGTCCCCAGATGGAAGCCTTCACGTTCGAGCCCTACGACGTTGTCTTGCAGGGCGGCCCCTTCGATGGGCAAGTCATCGAGCGAGTGTCCGGCGATCCGATGACGCCGCCGGACGCAGTCCACTGCCAGTGCGGCCCCGAAGGAGCTACAGCGATCTACAGCCCCCGACCGGCAGAGGGCGACGGCCCGTTGTGGGTCTACGTGTTCATCGGCTACCGACCAACTGCCTGAGCGGCACGTTCTCCAGAACTACAAGGTTTGCCCGTTGTGGTTCTGGCATTGTGGATGTAGCGGCTGAACCGTTCATGGTTGACGGTGTAGGCAGCTTCCGTCTGGTGTGGGTGGCCCTGGCTGCCTCCGCGGACACCAGACCTCACGGCATGACACGAACGCCGGAGCCGGACGCGGCCAAGGTCTCTCGGGGCCCGTGTAGGAAGTCGCCGGTGACGGGGACGACCGCGCTGACGCGCCGTGCGCGGTGCTCAGTGGTCGTGGTTTCGGTGCTGCCACCGTGGCGCGACGGCCAGTCGTCGAGCACCCGGCCGGCTACCTTTCGGCCGGGTGCTCGCACGTTCACCTCTCCAGCTTCGGTAGTTCTCCGGGTTTGACAGTCACCTCGTCGATGTCGCTGGCCCCGGCCTTCTCCAGCTCGTTCCGCCTCCGGTCAGCGCTGATCCGGTCGTAGGCGACTGCGGAGGCCCGTCGGGTGCCGTCGGGGTCGGTCCAGGTGAAGCTGTAGCTCTGCATCGTGATCGGCATGAGGGCATCTTGCCTGGTGGCACTGACAGTGGCACGACAGCGCCCGCCCCTTCTGCCAGAGGCGGGCGCCGCTGTGCCGGGGTCCGGCTGGTTCAGCTCTCGTGAATGTGAGCCAGGGAGCCGTCGTGCTGTTCGTAGTGGGAGAGGGCGAGGCCGAGGCCGAAGAAGGTGGGCGCCCACTCGCCGACGAAGATGCCCCACCGGTCGGCGCGGTCGACGTTGACGCCGGGCTCGACTTTGAGGCTGGTGGCCCAGGCGGCGACGGTGAGGCCGATGGAGGCGAAGGCGGCGAGGTAGGCGTGCTCGCTTTTGACGCCCTTCTCGTGCAGCTTTTTGACGATCATTGGTGGCTCCGTTCCTGTGGGGGATCCACGGGTCGGAGTGCCCCCGGCATGTGCCCTCATTCACCCGTTCTGTGGCGGTATGTGCCTGGCGGTGTGGGTGGGCTGCTCGTAGGCTGGCTGTGCTCGGGGCTGTCTCGGAGGTTCGTCATGCCCCGCACCATCTGGTCCGGCGCCATCTCGTTCGGCCTGGTCACCGTGCCTATCCACGTGGTCAGCGCCACCGAAGATCACTCGATCCACTTCCATCGGGTGCACCTGGAGGACATGGCCCGGGTGCGGACCCGGAAGGTGTGCGAGCTGGAGGACCGCGAGGTCGCCACCTCGGAGATCGGCAAGGGCTACGAGATCGCCCGCGACCAGGTCGTCCCCATCAGCGACGAGGAACTGCGGGATCTGCCGCTGCCGACGGCGAAGGCCATCGAGATCGTCGCGTTCATGCCGTGGGAGTCGATCGATCCGATCCGGATCGGCGACGGCTACTATCTGGCACCGGATGGGCAGGTCGCGGCAAAGCCCTACGTGCTGCTCCGCCAAGCCCTCGAACGGTCATCGCGGGTGGCGGTGGCCCGGTACGCCTGGTCCGGCCGCGAACGCCTCGGCCTTCTCCGGGTCCGCGGGAAGGCGATCGTCCTGCACGCGATGCGCTGGCCCGACGAGATCCGCGACCCCTCCGAACTGACCCCGCCACCAGTCGAACTGTCCGAGGAAGAGATCGACGGTGCCCTGGCGCTGATGGACACCATGACCCGCGACGACCTGGAGGGCGACGACTTCCGCGACACGTACACGGAGGCCGTCGCCGAGCTGATCGAGGCGAAGCGCGAACACCGGGAGCCGCCGGTCGCGCCGGAGCCGGCCGCCGAGTCGGGGCAGCTCGTCGACCTCATGGCCGCCCTCCAGCAGTCCGTGTCGAAGGCCAAGGAGTCCCGCGGCGAGAACGCCGAGCATGCGGACGTGCACGAGATGCCGAAGAAGCGGGCCGCGAAGAAGCAGCCTGCCAAGAAGACCACGGCGAAGAAGACGGCCCGGAAGCCGCGGAAGAGCGCCTGACAGAAAGTGACGCCCGTCACACGCCGGTGCGGAAAGATTTCCGCTCGGCGCCCCACCGTCGTCTGCACGCTGGGGCCATGTCGCAACACGAACCCGCCTCGGACTGGCTGCTCGCGATCACCGTCCTGGACACCATCCCCTTAACCCTCGACGCCACCCCGCCCGACATGCTGACCTGCCCTGACTGTGCCGCCACCCACGGCCACAAGGTCACTGGTCCACTTGCCGACATTGACATGCCAGTGTCGGTGAGCTGCTTCGACGGCCATCCGGTGCCGCTGCCTGCCTCTATCGATGGCCGTCTGCTCTTCCTGTGGGTTGTTTCGCGCTCGAACCGCGCCGACTTGCTCGGCTGGTAGCCGGCGGCTAGCTGTCGAGGAAGCCGAGCGCCGAGTCCGGCCGGCACACGTTGCACGGCTTGACGCCTTCGGTGATGGCGCGCCGTGCTTCGTCGAGGCTGATGCCGCGGGTGCGCTTGCCGGAGTTCCAGCAGTCGCCCTGGTGGACCTGGACGGGCGGGCTGTTCCGGTTGAGGCCGAGTTCGAGGAGCCAAGCGGGTGGCTTGGGCCGGTCGCGGGTGGCGCGCTGCTCCTCCCGCTCCCGCTGCTCCCCGCGGGCGATGGCCTCGTCAATCTCGACGAGGAGTACGGCGAGGAAGGTCCGCAGGGTGCGGAGTCGCGGCAGGTCGGGCGGCAGGTCGGTCACACCTCCAGCTTGCACCGATATTCGAACAAGGTTTCTACTGGGGGTATGCGTCGCGTCGACTACCTCACCCCACGCCAGGAGGCGATCCTCCACGCCATCCGCCAGGCCATCACCGACGAGGGTGTGGCCCCGACCGTCGCCGAGATCGCCGAACGGGTCGGGCTGCGATCGGCGTCATCGGTGCACTACCAGCTGGTCGAACTGGAAGCGAAGGGCGCCATCCGGCGGGAACCGCACCAGCCTCGCGGCATCCGACTCGCATGACGACTTCCATGAGGCGCCCATGACCGCCGGCCGCTACCGAGTGACCGTCACCACCGACGGCGAGCCCCTGATCCAGGGCTGGTGGGGGAGCGAGGTGACCGCCCGCCGCAAGTTCGCTTCGTGGGTCGGTGAGCACGGCAGCCGTGCGGGGGCCCGTGTCACCCTCGTGGATGAGGAGACGGGGAAGCGGTTGACGGAGTGGCCCGCGACTCCGTGACCGTCTGCCATCCTGGCGCCATGGATGAACGCCTCGCAGCTGCCCTTGCCGCCATTCAGCGAGTCGAGGAAGTACTCGACGCCCACGCCGATACCAAGTGGGCGCGCAGTCCTGAGACGCTGGAGATCCAGGCCGCCATCGCCGGGATCGACACGATGGCTGACGCCTGGGACCCGACGTTCAGCAGCGAGGCGACGGCGGGCACCTACGTGCTGTCGACGCGACGCCCCGGCACTGTCAGCGGCCCCTCGTAGACTCGTTCTATCGATCCGACGAGCAAGTCGGGTTTGTTGTGGCTGAAGGCCCCGTCTGGTCACGCAGGCGGGGCCCGCAACCGGGGAGGATCGGATGGCCACGCACGAGTTGCTGCTTGAGGGCGGCACCTTGGAGTTCGAGAACGACGGGGAGTGGGTCGTCTCGGACCTTCCGGAGCGGGATCCGGAGTGGCGCGGCAGGGACAGCAACGGGCACGAGCACTACGCCGCCCAATCGGGCGAGGGCCCGGTCACGTATCCGACCTTGGCCGAGGTCGCTGGGGAGCCGTACTGGTGCGTCGACTGCCAAGACGAGCACGTCGACACCTGGATGGAGTGCCGCATCTGCGGCGAGAAGGTCACGCCGGGTACTCGCTCACCCCGCCCGAAGTGGATCTCGACTGGCGCCCGCTACTACTGGAACGGCGAGCCGATCAGTGACGAGCGCGCCAACGAGATCATCGCCGAGCAGCGTCGCATTGAGCTGGAAGCGCGCCGTCTCACCAGCCGACCGAAGATCGGCAGCCGCTTGGGTCTCGCCGCCGATGACGGTGCCACCTCGGTGACCGTCGTCCCGACTGCGGAGGAAGCACCGCAGGGCCAGGTGACGGTGATGCACGACGGCACCGGGCACATGGAGACCCTGCACCTTGGTGATCTCCTGAGGATGCGATGATCCGCCGCCTGCTGCGCACGCACACCGCCGCTGCTGTCTTCGTCTGCGCCTTCACCCTCGCCGCTGTCGCTACCTTGGCCGACGGCGTGGGAGGCGTGGGCGGCGACGCTCTGAGCCTGGCCTACGGCGCGGCAGCAGCCATCACCGTGGGCTGGGTAAGCACACGGAGCAGCGACCCTAGCTGACCGGCTCTGGGTGCCGGACGGTCTTCTTCGCCGCCATCTCCACCTCGTACCGGCTCTTGCCCTCGGCTGCCGCGTGCTCGGCGACGGCGGCCTGGAACTCGTCGGCGGCCTCCAGCCACGCTGCGCGGGTGTCGGCGCCGGGGGAGTCGGTGTAGGCGGCGTGCGCTTCCTCGGCCAGCCGCTCCAGCTTCACAAGATCTTCGAAGGTGTGTGCCACCCGGGGATCCTACGTGGCGTCGCTACTTCGAGTGCGAGGTGACCGGCTGTGCCCGCGAGCGATGCCGCTGACGCGCTCAGGCTTCACGCCAAGGTGGGGTGCCATGTCGGTGTAGCTCATGCCGTCGCGCTCATGCAGGGTGCGGACGACGTGCTGTCGCCGCTCGCGCAGCCACTTCTGTAGGTCCGGGATGGCGGCGAGCGCCTGGGTGAGCGCAACGGCCTGCTCGATGCTTTCGCCGCCGCCGGTTAGGTCGGCAAGCTTCTCGAACGGTGCGGGCGGCTTATCCATGAAGACAGGTTAGTGGGTACCCGCGAAGCCTGACTAGTGGGTACCCACTTGCAAGAATGATGGGTACCCACTAACCTGGAGGCGTTGAAAGCGGCACCCCCGAGGAGGCGGTAATGCAGAACATCACCGAGCGGATCGACGAGCGGCCGAAGGTGGTCGTGCAGCGGCGACTGAACCTCCCCCGCCGCATGCGCATCCCCGGCGCCTGGGAGATCTTCTCTGCCGACGGCCGGCACGGCGGCACTGTCTGCTCGCAGACCCCCTACCGGGACATCCGTGCCCGCATCGACTACCTCATCGAGCGAGAGCCCGACGCCGGCTGGACCTACGAGTACATTCCGACCCGGTCGACGGTGCAGCGATGACCTACCCGAAGCCCGAGTTCCCCATCGGGCACACTCACCGGAACCGACTTGGCGAGACCTTGACGATCGTCGGCCGCGAAAGGACCGATCTGATCCTCGTAGGAGGCCGACGCCTGTTCTCCGATGAGGACAGTCGACGGATGGCGTGGTTCTACACGCTGCGTGACTCCAGCGGGACGGAAACCTCCATCAGTGAGGGCGGTTTGCGGCACGAGGTGCAGGCCGAAGCGTCTCGCCGAACCCCCCGCCCGACCGACCGGCCCGTCTGCCCGTCGCAGCGGGGTCGCCAGTCAGCAGGAACGCGGATCCGAAGCCCCCTGGGGGAGTGGACCGTCGTCAGGTCCTGGTACGTGTACATGAAGGAGCAGAACCGCGAGCGCTGCCGGTACCTGCTGCTCCACGAGGACGGCCACGAAGAGGAGTGGTGGTCGTTCGACATGGCCGACGCCGACTTCCACGTCATTCAGGCCCCCAAGCGGCAGACCCTCGACTCTGCCTGAGCCGAAAGGGATCAGACCCATGGACCGTTCACTGTGTATCGGGCCCACCGAGATTCAGATCGGCGATGTCATCACGTCCGACCTCCGGCGTGACTTCCACGTCGACTACACGGAGACTGATGACTTCGGCGGTGCCACCATCTACACGAGCGATGGCGCGAAGGCCTACATCTGCCCCGACCAGACCGTGACCGTCCAACGCGGTAGGGGCTGAGCGAGCGGAGCGCGAGGCGAAGCCCCGGCCAGGATCAGTGGCCGGGGCTTCGCCGTGTACTCTACGCCGCTGTGGTGATCTCGTCGCGGACGGCGGCCACCCACTCATCCCGCAGCGCCTCGTACCGGGCCCGCGTCGGCCCCCACAGCCAACCGCCCGTCGCCTCCAACAGGGCGCGGATCTCCGCATCCACGGCCGCAGCAGACCGCGAAACACCCGGAGACGGGGGAGGAGAGGACATGACGATCAGCGTAGCCGCGGGGTCTGACAGCGGCTACAGTGAAACTCCACCCCGAGGCCATGCCTCGGGGTCGGTCATTTCCCGGATCGTTCTGGCGAGGCTGCGTCGGGAGATCGGCTCACGGCTTCGGCGGCTGCGGCAACTCGGTCACGAACGTGCCGATGCCCGGCTGCATCTCCGCCAGGCCCTCACCCCGTAGCTCCTTCAGCACGCGCTTCGCGGTCACCTGGCTGATCCCGAACTCGTCGCAGATCGCCATCGCAGACGGAAGCTTCGACTCGGGCGGGTAGGTGCCGTCCAGGATGCGCTCCGACATCACGGCGTGCACTTGCCGCCACCTCGGCACGTCCGGCTCCCACTTCAT